TGTAGAGAGTGGCTTCTTTGCCGAGCACCCGGCTCATACCGTCACCCCCTGTCAATGCGCGTTCCGGCGTAGGCCCATCGTGACATGAGGCCTTCCGCGCGGAGCAGGCTTTCCGCAAGCTTTGAAATCGGGATGCCGTTCAGGGACATGGATGCGGACGAAGAGGATGAAGACGCCGTCTGCGCGGTCACGGAGTAGTCGCCCAGCATCTCATAGGAGATTTCGCTGGAGGACTGTCCGTTGGCGGCGTCTGCGCCTCCCTGCGCGAAAAGCATGTCCATCTCATAGCAGACCGCCCGCTTGACCCGTTCCGTGACGTAGGAGATCGGGCGGTAGACGATGGCGTCCACGATGTCCGAAGCCATCTGCGCAAGCCGGGGAAAATCCTCCTGCGTCACGTCGGAACCGCCGAACGTTCCCGTGTAGAATTCGTAGTCGATGTACGCCATCAGCCCCTCACTCCTTTGTTTTGGCGTTCCTCGCGGGCTTAGTTCCGTCTTTGACTTCGGATGCGTTCGGAGAGGGCGTTGCAACGCCATTCTGCGCCGCTTTCGCCTTCTCCAGTTCGTCCACCAGCGCGGCAATGTCCGCCTCTTTCCGGGCTTCCTCAGCTTCCAGAGAGGCGACGACCGTTTCCAGCCGTTTCACCGTCTGCCTCAGCTCGTTGTTCTCGATCAGAAGACCCGAATAAGAAACGGTGGTGCCATGACGGACCACGTTGCCGCGGGCGTCCAGGATCTGCCAGCCGTCCGCGATGTAGGCATCAACGGAGCCGTCCTCAACGGACAGCTCCCTGTTGCCTTTTCTGATTCTCGTCATGCCTCAGCCCTCCTTAGGTCTTGGAGGTCACGGTGCCGGTGCCGGAAGCGTAGGCGCGGCCTTCCGAATCGGTCACCACGAGGGTCATCTTCTGACCGTTGGTGACGTTGATGGTGGACGTGCCGTCCCATTCGATCCACTCGGTGTGGAGGAGGGATTCGCCGTACACGGGCGCGTCGGGTGCGGTGGAAGCCTGCGCCTTGTAGAAGTAGCGGGATCCCGCCAGCAGGTTCGCACCGGAAGGAGCGGTCAGGGTGAGGGTCGCGTCGCCGGCCACAGCGCCGGTACCGGAGTACGCCGCGGTGGTGAAGGACGCTGTGCCGAGCACCATGCCGGACACGAAGAACTCGCAGCCCGCCTCCTTGTTGGGGAGCAGGAAGCAGTCTTCCTCGGATTCCTCGTAGTAGACGTACTTGCCGTCAGAACCGGCAGCGGGCGGGTCGAGCTTGGAGAACTCGTAGTTGATCGGGGTGATGATGCAGGAAGGATGCACGAGCCACATCTCGATCTGCTTTGCGGAGACGCCGCGGACAGCGCCTTCGGTGAAGTCATACACGGTGAGCATGTGGTCGGAGGGGACGACCTCGATCTCCACGTTGTCCAGCTCCGTGATGGCGCGGGTGACAGCGGTGGAGCGGTTCTGGACGTCGCGGTTGCGGGCGATGTCCTTCGCGTTCATGAGGATCGTGTTGATGTACGGGGGAATGTACAGATGACGGCCGAACGCGGGGACGTTGTTCTCGGTCATAGCCTCCATCATCGCGTCGAACACCTCCAGGATGTTGTCAACGGTCAGGGCGCCGGAGAAGGGAACGCGGGCGGTATCCTGCCAGTCGCTGAAAGCGGTGGAGATCAGGTACTTGTCCATTTCCGGGAACTTTTGGGTTTCGTTAAACACTTTGGTGATGTTGGCGATGGACGCCACCTGATTGGTCTCGTCGATGTCGCGGGGATGGACGAGGGTCTTCCAGCAGCGGAAGTTGCGGAGGGTCAGGGGAGTCCAGCTGTTCTCGTAGTTGCGGGCGGCTGCGCCGATCTCGTCGCGGTTGGCGTCCTTTCTGCCGGAAGTCCTGAGGCTGGGAACCTCCACGGTCTTCGCGGAAGTCCAGCGGTAGTCGCCCTCCTGATTCCGGGCGAAGATCGCACCGAAATGAAGGACGTTCGGGTACGCCTGGCTGAGGGCCTGCGCGTACTGGGTTGCGTAGTTCACGTTCTGCATAGGCATGGTGTCTTACCTCCTGTAATTATTTGGTGTCTGCCTTTCTGACCGCGGAGAAGGAAAAGCTGAACGGGTTGGTCTGACCGCCGCCGTTCCCGCTGCCTCCGTTCGGGTTGGAGAAGTGCGGGGGCTGACCGCCGCCGTTCCCTCCGCCCGTGCCGTTCCCTTCGTCCCCGCCTTCGCCGTCTTCCTTGGCGAACGCGGAAGGATCCGTTTTCTTCAGCTCTTCCATGAATTCGGCCGCGCCCTCAAACTTCCCGTCGTCGGTCATCTTGAAGGCCTTCGACCGGAACTTGGAGAGGACAGCTTCCCGCGCGAGGGTGGAGCTGAATTTGAATCCGCCGAGGTACTTGTCCGCGGCATGGTCGTATGCCTGGGCCGAAAGCTTGTCCTGCAGCGCCTTGGTGTCGGCGTCGTACTTGGTCTGCAGTTCGCCCAGCTTCGCCGAGAGGTCGCCGTCCTTGCCGAGCTGATCCTTCAGGCCTTTGATGTCGTTGTCACGGGTCTTGATCTGCTCGGTCAGTCCTTCGTTCTCGGTCTTGAGCTTGTCTCTTTCCTGTGTCACGGCCTCAAGGCCTGCTTTGGCCGCGGTGATGTCCTTGCCGTTCTCGGCCATGATCTGATCCAGCACCGCCTTATCGGTGATGCCGAGCTTTTCGAGAAAAGAGCGTTCCATGTAGTCTCCTTCGGCTACGCTTTTTACGGGGTCGCCTCCCGCGCCGTCCCGGTGATTACGCCCCCGGATGGGCGAAATAGGCATGAAAAAAGAGCAGTTTAACGACATACTCAGGTCGTGTATTCCATTGCCTCACGGCAAAATGGGCATGAAAAAAGGGCAGTTTTCACAGACATGCCCAGGTCAGAAGAATATGGGTTTTGAAGTTATGCGGCTGTGGTTATGAGGGGTAGTTCACAAACTCCACATCGTAACCATCAGCTTTCTTTCGCCATTCCGCGCACAGGAAGAAGTCGTTCCAGTCATCGTTCTCCTTACCCTCTGCCCAGAGCTTTTCAAACTCGTCTGCGCGATCTTCCGGGATCAGCCATCCCCAGAGATCGTCGCCTTCCATATCGTCCTCGTAGAACTCCCGTCCGTCCGCTTCGGAGATGAAGAAAATGCAGTTCCGTTCTTTGGCCTTCTGGTCAACGATGGCAAAGTATTTCGCAAACTTCTCGTTTTTGACGGTACCGTCCTCATTGGACAAGAGCCCTCTGAACCTTCGCATTGTTTTTCCCTCCCTTCATGATGCTGACGAATTCGTTATTTCTCGTGATTACGACATCGGAACCTTTGACATAGAAAACAGCGGGAGACTTTTCGTCTTCCTCCCGGCCTTGCCAGAATCCGACACGGATCTCGTCGGCGTTGTCGATGATGTCCTTGACGATCCCGAGGAGCGTTTCTCGGTCTTCTGATTTGCTAGGATCAAGCCCGTAGTCAGCAGCGTGTTTTCCTGTCTTTTTGCCGAATTGCTTATCCGTGATCATTATACCATTGGACGGTTTGCCTGTCAACACAGTTTTTCCGGCAATCTCCTTTGTCTCCGTTCCGATATCTGCCAGCCCCACCGTATGAGCCGGAGCGTTCCTGTCGATCTGAGCCTGAAGCGTCTTTCTCGCCGCCCAGCTCGCTTTGGAGGCCTCAGAATGCCCGAATCCGTTCACGGCGGTCCGCTCGGCCTGCATCGTCCGATCCTTCAGGGCGACGAAATCCTCCAGAGCCTTGCGCCGGTTGCGGAGCTGAACGGATGCGGTGTTGTAAGCGTCGGTCAGAGCGCGGGTCAGGGCTTCATCCTCCGATGCCCGGCGCGATGCGTCGAGCGCCTGACAAGCTCGCTTGCTCTGCCTCACGGATCGCTCCAAAGCCCTCTGCTTTTGCGAATCCTCGTACATTTCCTCGTTGGATTTCCCGAGGTACTCCCTGGCCGGATCGGTGGAGAACGAGGACGAGGACAGGCCCTCAAAGTACGGGTAGAAATTATGTTTGCAGTTCCACCCGCAAAGCCCCTCGCCGGTGCCGTATCCGGTGACTTCGTAGAAATTACCGTAACCCTTCGTCTTTCCGGAGAGGGAGAAGACGCGCCCCTGCCACACGGCATGAGTCGGCCGGGCACCGGCGTGAGCTGTCACTTCGACGAGATCACAGCCCATTTCCTCAGCCTGGGTGATTTGGAGCTGTGCGGTCGTCTGGTTCGCTCCGGTGAGGATGGCGCGTCTGGCGGCGACATCTACTCTGTCACGATGGCCGGAAGGGTAGGCGATCTTTTCATAGCCCTGCTCCGCGATCTCCTTCACGGACTGCGCCACGACCTGCTGCGGGGAGTACGCGCCGGACATCATTTCGATCCACGCCTTGTCCATTGCGTTGTAGTAGGCGTGCTGGGCCGTGTTTGCTGTCGTTCGCGTGAAATTCTTCACAAGGCCGTTGGTCTTGTCAACGCCGGCGTTCAGAACGTCCCGGAGAGCGACGGAGTGAGTAAGGGCATACTGGACGCCTTTCACATCCATGCCCGCCTTCCGGTAGATCTGCTCGTCGTACGACAGGCCGGTGAATCCCGATTCCGTGATCGCCCGTCTGACCTCTGCCTCCGACTTCCGTGTGGCTTTGGCCAACTCCTTTGTCACATCCGCGTCCATCTTGGACATTTCCAGGAGCTTCTGAATTTGCCACGACGAGGACGCGCCGACCGTGAAATCGGTTTTCACCATCCGCCGGGCAATCTGCGCCGTGATGTCGGCTTCGACCTCGGACCACAGATTCACAAAGCGTTTCGGCATGGCCTCCAGAAACTCAGGCGTCAGCATCGGTCTTTCTCCGGTTATAAAGCATGAGGTTGAAACGGAACGGCCCCTTCCTCTTCGGCTTTTCCTCGCCCTTCGCGCCGCCCGGTCCGAAGAAGCCCGCAGGCCCGCCGCCGAACAGCGAGGGTTCGTCCTTCGGCTTCGCGGTGCGTCTCTTGATGATCATAGGCACCTCCCGTCAGTACAGGAAGCGGATGTTTACGGCTGCGTCCCCCTCAAAGATCAGGGAACGGACCTCGATCTGATCTTCGGCTGTCTCAAACATGCCGCTCGCGGTCATCACGAAGGTCTCTCCGTTCAGCCGGAAGGTCACGCCCTCGTTTGCGGCGATGGCGATTTTCCGGATGTTGAAGTCCGTCCCTTTCGGGGACGAGCTGCGTCCAACCGCCAGGATCGGAACAAGGTCGACGTTCGCGGGAGCGGTTTCGACATAGCTCCCGAGCTTTCCTCTTGCCATGGCTTTATACCTCCTTCTTGAAGTGGGTGCCGATGTTGTACCGGCTCCGGTTGTACAGCATCACGGACGAGCCGGTGTACAGGGACTTAGCGATGAAGCGGGCCGTCTCCCGGTCGAAGAAGCCGTCCTCCTTCTCACCGTAAGCGATCATGCGTCCGCTCGTCCTGAGGACTTCCACATCCTCGCCGAGCTGTTCCGGGACGATCAGGTACCGGCGCCGGAAGGCCGTGCAGTACGCGGGCTTCGCTACGATGTCGTCGGCATAAACCGTCACGACGTCCGTCCGGACAGACAGCAGCTCCGCGTCCGTGATGCCGAGGATCATTCGGATCACAGGATTCTGCGAGAACACGTCCACCTCGTACTGTACCTCCGAGGCGTACCGGATGACATCCGTTGTCGTGTTCTCCTCGTTGATGAACTTCCGCGTGTACTCGGACGGTTCCTTGAGCTGGGTGAGGTTGGTGAATCCCTCGCCCATCAGCTGATAGTCGGGAACCAGATTCGGGTCGGCGACCACGTTCATGTAAGCGAGAACGGAACTGCGCAGTTTCGGCGCTCTCATGTTCCGGTACCCCCGTTTCCTCCGAATCCGCCGCCGAAGCCCATGATGTCGTCGTCAGACTTCTGCCCGGCCTCTCCCGCCTTCTGACGGGCGGTCTCCTCGTCCTCGCCGTACCACTTCATACGGTACTCATAGGCGTTCATGAGACCCGACGCCACGTCCTGTCTGTCGTTGGCCCGCTCGGTCTCGGCGTCCACCACAATGCTGTCGTCCCAGACGTATGAGACCTCGTATTTCCCGGCAGGGGCGAGCGAATATAGATCACACAGGGCGTTCATGGCGGCGATCGTGCCGTCCAGAGCCGTTTCAAGGGCCTTCTGGATGTCCGTGACCGTCGCGTAGCTGCGTTGGCGGCTCATCTTGATCTCCGTCGCGGTCTTGGCCTCGTTCTCCTGCATGGAGAGGATGCCGCGGGAAAGACCGGATTTGTCTTCGACCTGCTCAAAGATGGTGTTCAGGCCGCGCTTGAAGGGCTCGTCCCGCATTTCCGGGGAGAAGTCCTTGAAAAGGTCCTGCGTCGTCTCGTCGTCTACGGAGAATTTGTTCATGCGGAACAATCTCTCCCAGCCGGTCGGGATCACGGGCAGACCGTTCACCTTGGCGAAAGCGTCCTCGGAAGCGTCAATGGCCCGCTGGCCGGACTGATACTCCCATAAATACCCGTCGTAGAGCATATCCGCGTCCTCGGCAAGCCGGACAGCCCGCGCAAAAACGGAAACGCCCAGCGGAGAGGTCGGGTCTGCCGTGTTCCCCTGCGGGATGCGGAAATAAGCGAACAGCGGAATTTCCAGTTTGTCGATCCTGACCTCCGGTTCGATGTTCTCCCAGTCCTTCACTTCGGAGAGGGGACAGGGTACGCCGCGATCCGACTGAGACTGTGAGCGGAACGCCTCGTTCGTGATTTTATATCCGCTGCCGTCTCTGACGTGCTTTTCCACGCGGTTGTAGATCTTCCCGCCCACCGTTCTCTGCTCCACGAAGGCAGCGGATTCGATCCTGCCCGCGCTGTCGAACGCGATGGGGTAGAACATATCCGCCTGGGCCACGTCGATGCGGATGCTCTTTTTGCCTGAGATATAAGGCTTGAACATGAGTCCTCCGCCCGCGCATCCGTATTCGACCCACTGACGGATCCTCTCGCGGAGCGGATCCAGCTGTGCGTCAAGGAACTTTGCCCGTTCGTTCTCGCCCGTGATGTTGATCTGCGTTTCCAGTGTCACAAGGCGGGCCATCTCGGAGGCAATGGTCGCAGGAATGTCCAGATGATGATGGTGACATTTATCCGTCCAGGGGAACTCTCCGCGGTAGAGGCTCATCCACTCGTTGATCCGGGTCTCCATTTCGGTGCCGATTTTGGCGCGGTCACTCGTCGCGTCGCCGATGTTTCCAAGTCCCATTCTCTTCCGCAGTCCTCCTATCCAGTTTTTCAGTCTCTCAAACAAGGTTCACTCCTCCCCGATCAGCTTCTTGCGCTCCTTCTCGATGCTGTATTCAAACGCGTCGAGCGTGTCAATATCGGTCGATCCGTCGTCCAGGCGTTCATCCTCCTGCTTTTTGTCGTTCCACAGAGCCTCGCAGAAGGCCGTTCTGAGTGTTTCGCACCCATCCGCGCGGAGCTTCAGGCGTCCGGTGGACATGAGCTGGGAGGTCAGACGGATGCGCCCGTTGATGCTCGTTTTCAGGGCGTTGCGGACGGTCACGGGCAGACCCTCCTTTGCCACGGCTCCCTTGATGCCTTTGATCAGGATGGATTCGGCGCTATCGCAGTATGCAGTGTCCACCCGCCTGTACGTCTCCAGAATCTCCTTCACGAACTCGATGAAGACCGTGTTCAGATGGAACGGGTCGAGCGTGATGGTGAAGCGGCGGGATTTCAGCGCGATTACCTGTCCGTATCCGTGAGTGATGCCGGTCGCCACAAGCGAAGTCCCCGATTCCGTGCCGCCGAAGTCCAGACCGATGTTGACGAGGGCCAGGGACGCGGGATCGACCGCCGCCACGTCAAAGCTGTGCGGATCCGCGGCGAACTGCTGATAGATGACACCCTGCGCGGCCACCCATTTTCCCATGATGAACCGCTCGTAGTACACCGTCCCGGCGTATTCCTTCTTCAGCTCGGTTCTGAAATACTCCGTCAGAAAAGGATTGTCGTCGATGGTGTAGGCTTGACAGAAAACGTCGGCGTCCGAATCTATGAACTTCTTGATAAAGTGATTTGGGTTGTCCGGGTTGCACGTCCCGTCAAATCTGCTGTTCGGCTTGTCGAGACGCGATTTGACCATGTTGAACACGTCTTCGTTCCATGTGGTCATCTCATCTCCGTAGCCGTACTCCCATCCGGAGCCCTGCACGCGCTTTACAGCAGTTTTATTGTCCGCCCCGAGAAGGTAGCAGTCCCTTCCGAAGAGCCGGATCGTCCCGCGCTGGCTGCTGAACCTCCCGACAAGCGTATCTCCCCAGATGGAGCGCATCGGATCAATGATGTTCCGGGTCAGCGTTCCGGTGGTGTTGCCCATCAGGACGATCAGCCCGGAGCCGGTGCAGGCGCGGATCCGCATGGGGATCACGAAGTAGTCCATGTAGGTTTTTCCGCTTCGTGTAGCCCCGGTTTTGATATTCCAGCGGTGCCCCTCTTTCATGGCGGCGAAGAACTGTTTCTGCATGACGGAGAATCCCATATCAATCCTCCTTCGGTTCCGCAGTCGCGTCGTCCATGATCTGAGCGAGCACGTCGTCCAGCTTGTCCAGTGTCTCCTGTTCGGTCACATCGTGTTCGGCGGGCGTATGAGCTTCGGCCTCCTGCCGCGTACGTTCTTCCTCCATCTCCATGCCGGCGACCATGAGCTTTATGGCGTCCTTCATACGGATGTCGTCCGGCTTCACGCTGTTCATGGCCTGTGCGCCCTTTACCTGCATGATCTTGGCCAGAGCGATGTGCCGCGCTCTCATGTCGGCCAGCTTCGCATTGGCTTTGCGGAGGGCTTCGGCGTCAATGAAGCGGTCGTACGCTTCGGCGCGATTCACCCAGTCCCATGTGACCGACCATCTTTCCAGCAGACTTTCGTTTTTTCCAACCTGTATTGCGACGGCCCGGGCGCTCCTTCGCACAAGGGGCACGTCGCTGATCTTTAAGTTTCCTTCGGCGTCCTCTGTGCGGTACGCCATATCCCGGTAGAGGGAGAAAGCGGCATAGGCTTCGGCGGATTCTCCGCTTCTGCGCTCCCAGATCGACGCCTCATTTTGGCGCTTTGCCATCTCCTCCCTCCTAACGGGAAACAGGACGCCGCCCGAAGGCAGCGCCCGTCATCATAGTTTCGTCAGCAACTCCGCGTTGCTGTAGGTCTTTTGGTTCTGAGCCATCATGCGCAGGAAATCGTCTTTGGAGAAATCGGACAGCCGGTAAACTTCCTCGGGCTTCATGCCGAGCTGGCGTCCGATCTCCTGGACGGATTTGCCCTCGCCGATCAGCTCCTTCACGATGGCCTTCATCGGCTCCAGCAGGTGCGTTCCTCTGGCGCGGTTGTGCGTCACTGTGCCGTAGATGTCCTCCGCATGATCCGGATGATCCACGACCACGACGGGGACCTTCCCGCCGAGCATGGAGCGGAGCGGTTCTTCTCCCGCCACCGTCCACCGGTGGAATCCGTCGATGATCGTGTAATCCGGCCGGACGACGATCGGAAGCGTCCAGCCATTCGTAAGGATCGACTGCGTAAGGAGCTTCAGGTTTTCCTTTGAGACCTTGTTCGGGTTGTAGTCATTCGGCCTCAGCCTGTCCCGGTCTACCCATTGCAGGGTGGAGAGGGGAGCGAACAGGTCAGCCATTTGTGACCGCCCCCTTTCGGAACTGCTTTGAGTATTCCGCGTAAGATGTGAATACGTCCTGATACACGGCCCGGAGCGTCCTCAGCTTCGGATCTCCCGCCGTGATGCCGTCGAACAGCTTGCGGTAGTCCCGCGGGCGTGCCATGCCTTCTATCTTGATCAGGCAGCGGCGGTACTGCTCGGCGACGTGCTTCTGATGGTCGGTGTGGAAATGCCGGTCGGGATGCCGGATCAGCATATCGGTCAGATCCGCTTTATAATCCCGGTCGGTCTTGCCTTCCAGCGTTTTGCGGTTCCGGCTCGATCTGCCGAACATTTCCGAATCCCAGTACAGGGCCGCGAGGTAGGCATTCGGTTCGCGCCGGATCACCCGTTCCATGAGTTCGGGGTAGTATTCGTTCATGCGGACGAGGCAGCCGGCCGTGTCGCTGGAGAAGAACTGGCTGACCCGGAGCTGTCCCTTGCTGATTCCCGCCTGCCACATGAAGAGGTAGATGTCCGGAATCTCCACATGCTCGTCGCACAGGAACTTCCAGACGTCCGCCGTCTTCCAGTCGTAGATCGGGTAGATCTGGTGCGCTTCCGTCATGCCCTTGCCGCCGAGACCCAGTGCCGCCATGTACTGAAGCCGCTGGACGGATTCGGAGGCCCGGACGCCCGAGAGCATGATCCCGTCCCGCGTGACGCGGGGAAGGAACGCCTGGTAGTTGTCCACACGGGGCCTCAGGCGGGGATCCGTGCGGATGGCAAAGGGCGGAGGCTGTCTGACCCAGACGTCGGCTTTGGTATGATCCCAGCAGATGAAGCTTTCGTCCGCCTCGAGCTGATTGAAGCAGGAGAAGTGCCGCACTTCCAGGCAGTACCAGCTGAAATCCGCGCCGGCGAGCATGAACTTCCGGCGCCAGGCTTTGACGGTTTCCTCGATGCAGGGGAAAATTGCCTCTTCGTCAATGAAGATGACGGTGAGCAGGCTCGGGTCGATCTCCCCGGCCTGGATCAGGGAATAAACGATCTGGGCGACGCACAGACTGTCCTTCCCGCCAGAGAAGGACATATACACCTTCAGACCGTTTCCGAATACGTTCCTGATCCGGCGCTTCGCCGCCTCCACGACGGTGATGTCACTCTGAACGCGCTTCACAGCCATATTTTCTCACCGCACCGCGGACACACGACAAACCGTCCCCCCTCCGTTCCTGCGCTCTGAGGGGCTTCCTCGGCTGTTGCAACAGGATTCTGAGAGGGTTCGACGGTCGGTTCCGCGTTCTGAGGCGTCTGGCGGACCGGGCGGACGGGTTCTTCCGCCGCCTGCCGGATGGATTCGGCCTCGTCGCCGTCCACCGTGCCGTATTCGGAAAGCACGGCGGTGGTCTCTTCCGCGTCGGCGATCAGGGATTCGAGGAAGCTGTCGTCATATCCGGGGATGTCAAAATCTCCGTCCAGTTCGGCAATGATGGCGTCAAAGGCGGCGATGTCGTCCACGCCCAGATCAAAGATCCGGTTGTCGGCCAGCATCAGCTTTTTCTTCTCGGCTTCGGACAGTCCGCTTTTGAGCAGGCATTCCCCGGTCTCGCGGCCCATGGAGACGAGGGCGTCCCGGAGGCCGTTGCCGCAGAGGATCATGCCGTCCTCGTCGATGACGATGGGACGGATCTGGCCGAACTTCTCAATGGAGCGGACAAACTCTTTCAGCTGCTTGTCCGTGTGGCGGCGCACGTTGTACTCAGGCGTCCTCAGCTCGGAGAGATTGCGGATGACGATCTCCATTACCGCTCACCCCCTTCCAGAAAGAGGCGGGCGCTTTCGATCTTCTCCGCGGCCGCGGTCACGATGCCGGGATCGATCTCGTAGATCTCCTGCCAGCCGTTCCCGTTCGTGTACTGTCGGGCCGGCCACGGGTGCGTCCCGCACAGGAATCCGTTCTTCCATCCGTAGATGGGCGGGAGGGGAAGATCGTGGTAGTGGATGTAGGCCAGGACGTGTTCGTGCTTCCAGTCGGCGAGGGGACTGTACCGGGTGACGCCCTTGCCGTCCGTATAGATGCCGCCCCCGGTGTAATTCCCGTCCGCGCGTCTGCGCCCGAGCAGGATCACGTCGAGGCTCTGATGCCGGAAGTATTCCCGCTGGGCCTTGTGCTGAACGATGGAGAACCACCGGGCCGCTTTTGCCGCCGTGTCGGGGAAAAGAAGCTCCTCGTGGGAGGCCAGCCAGTCCAGCCCGAGGCCCACGTTGACGATTTCGCACTCTGCGGGCCTGTGCGCCTCAATCCAGGCGCGGAAAGCGGGGTACTCAAGTTCGCACACGCCGATCATGCTCTTCGCAATTCCGGCCCGCTCTGCGAGGTCTCCGAGGACGATGCTGTCTTTGCCCCCGCTCCAGGCGTAAGCGGCGTTTTTGCCGTCTACGGTCTCGCGGATGTTCCCGACAGTTGTGTCGGCAAGACTGTCGATCTCGTCCCGGCTGACCGTTTCCTCGATGTGCGCCATCGCCTCGATCCAGTCCTCGTTCCTGATGTTCTGTTTACGACCGAGCATCTGCGGACACCTCCTTTCGGGAGAGGATGTAAGCCACGATGCCGGAGAGCAGAACCGTCACGAGGGAGCCGACCGTCTTCCAGACAGCCAGCCCGGCGAGGTTGCCGTATGCGAAGATCGGAAGCCCGATCACGAAGGAGGCCAGAACGCCGAAGAATACTCCGTTCGCCGAGAGCTTCTTCCCCATAAGCGTCATAGCCGTGGGAAGGAGCGTTGTCGCCCGGAGCGTGCAGTAGAACAGGAACAGGTGCGTCACCGTCAGACCGGGGATGTTCGCAATACCGATCCCGAGGGCGAGCAGGACGATCATGGAGATCTTCGAGGTTTTCAGATCCGCGCCGAAATCGGAGGTCAGGGAAGCCGCGGCGCACAGGTTGCTGTCAACGGTGGACAGCAGGCCGGACACCACCATGAACAGGAACGGCACCATGACCCATTTCGGGAAGATGGCGTCGATCAGCTGGAAGTTCACAAGCCCGGCGTCGGTGATGACCGCGCCCGATCCAGCGGCGATGTAGCCGAGGATGCCCATGGAGAGGGGAACGACGGCAAACATGAGAGCGCCGAGGGCGAAGGCTTTCCCGATCTTGTCCTTCCGGATGGAGAAGGCCCGCTGCCAGAAGCACTGGTCGCCGAAGGGACCGGCGATCAGACCGATTGCGGTCGGGATCCCGAACGAGAGGAGCACCGCCCGTCCGTTCGCGTCAAAGAGAGACGTGTACGCTCCGCCAGAGCCGCCCAAACCGGAGAGGAGGTTCGACACCCCGCCCTCCATGGACAAGGCCCACGGAACGAACAGGAGACAGGCTCCAAGCATCAGGATCATCTGCACCGCGTCTGTGAGGACCGAGGCCTTGATCCCGGAGAACTGCGAATACGAAAAAGCGATGACCGCGAGGATCACCGTCATCCAGAAGAAGGGGATGCCTGTGATTGATGAGAGGATCTTCCCGCCCGCGAGCAGCTGAACGCCGGTCGAGAGGACGGAGAGAAGGGAAAGCTGTCCGAGATAGATCTTCCGCACCTTTTCGGAGCGGTATGTCTTTGCCATGAAATCCGAAAGAGTGACGCCCTCGGGCATTCGCTCCCGGATCCTCTTTGCGAATGGGATAAAGAAAAGCAGACAAAGCACGTTCGGCACGAGAAACCAGAACAGGCCCGGAATGCCGCTTGAATATGCTTTCTCCGCTGAGGTAAAGAGCGCCGGCGCCCAAATCCATGTGGCGGCGATGCTCATAGCGGACTGCCACAGCCCGAGCTGTCGGTCGGCCGTGTGGAAGTCCCCGGCTGTGACGGCCCTCTTCGAAAAGACGACGGTGCAGCCGAGCATGAGGGCCGTGTAAACGGCGATTACGATGAAACCGTACATAGGTTCATCCTCCTTGTGTGGTGTCTCTCCGCGTCATGCGCGGGAGCAGATACGCCGCCGCCAAAGGAGTAAAAGCGTCCGGCGCGAAAACCTCCTTCCCGAAAAAGTACCGCCCGGAGGTTTGAAGCCCCCGGGCAGTCGGTTATGTCAGGATCACGATAACAGTATAGCACAGAATTTTCCGCATTTCGTCCGCATTTTGTCCGCGGTTCATACGTCGATCCCGTATTCCATCAGCGTGAACTTCCGGAGAGCGTCTTCCCGGATGTTGTAGATCTTCGTGCGCTCAACGTGGAGGGCGTCGCACAGCTCGTCCATGTACCGGGGCGTCCGGTCGATGTAAAACTTTGTCAGGACAAGCCGCTCGTCGTCGGTCAGGGCTTCGAGGCCCCGGTCGATCAGAGCGATGCGCTTCCGCTCCAGGGAGAGGGACAGGGCGATGTTCTCCTTCTCCACGATGCAGTCGATCCACGTGTCATCCACGGTACGCTCTCCGGTTCCGTGGTTCGGCGGCATATCCGTGATACGCACCGTCCGGGTCTGCTTCATCCGCTCGTCCAGCAGAGCGATTTTCTCGGCGAGATTCTCCACTGAACGGAGCATGATGCGGTAGTTCCGAAGATCTTCCAGCGCGCGGCTTCGGTTGTAACTCTTCATAGGCTCCCTCTTAATCGTCTGAAATGATGGTGAAGGTCCCGATCATCTGAGGCAGGAAATTCAGCTCGTAATGATACTGGCTCACGTTCGCGCCGCCGAGATCCTCCACCACATAGGTTGTGTCCTGGGAGAGATAGATGAAATGCTTTCGGTACTCGCCTTTGCCGACCTCACAGATGACCTCCAGCTCGTTCGCGCCAGAGTTCTGCAGGGAGAAAACGCCGGTCATCTGGAACAGCACGGTATCGGTGCGGGTGTTGAAGACGGTGATCTGCCGCTCGATGTTGAAATTGTCCGCCTGCTGGCCGAGGTTGTGGTCTACGCGGTAAACCTCCCGGTCGCATCCGCAGAAGAACAGGATGACCAGAATTATAAGCAGGGGTATCAGTTTTTTCATGACGTCCTCCCTCAGATGACCTTCCCGCCGTGCTTATAGGGGCGGGTGACGTTGTATGCGTGCTTGAGGGCGACAATCTCAGGGAGGTCGCATTTCAGCTCTGCTGTGTACGCGGCGATTTCCTTGACCACGGCGGACAGAAGCGTCAGCTCGTCGTAGTCTGCGGCGGCGTCCCCATGCGTCTTTTTCTGAAGCCATGCGACGGAGAGGGCGCAGTGGAGGACGGCGATCCGGTCTCCGAGGCCCTCCCCATCTGCTTCTGCGAGCTCTTCTTCGATGACCTTCAGCTGCATTCCCTCTTTCCCGAGGTAGTCCAGAATCCGGATCACCACGTCGGCCAGCTCCACAAGGACCCCCTCCGGCTTGTTCGGGACCTTGCCGGATTCCTCCCGCTGAGCGAAGCATTCGGGGCAGGTCACGTCCGGGATCACGGCGCAGGTATCGCCGCAGCAGTTCGGGCACCAGTCGCCCCCGCGCTGATTGCAGTAGATCACCGGCTCGCCGTTCCGGTATTCCTCCAGCGCCTCGGAAAGCTCGGAGTGGAACAGGGAGTAGATCTCCCAGAAGCTCCGGTCTCCCTCCCACCATCCGTGGTCCACGGCGTTCTGATGGATGGCGGGGATCATGGTGTTCAAATCGGCGATCACCTTTTCGTAGTCGTACACGTTGTCACTCCTTTCGCTCCGGGCAAGCAGGGATCTTGCCATCTCCGCCTTGCCTCTTTCGATGCCGCGCTTCGCGGCAAGCTCTTCCATATCGTGAATATACATGGCCCCCTCCTTTTTTCAGCCGTTGTCTCTCGCGTCGATTTCACCGCCGCAGGCCGCATAGCCCGCGAGGTCGATCCAGCAGTCCGTAGTGCCTTTTCCGGTCGTGTTCCTGGCGATCTTCAGCAAGCCCATCATGTGGGCCACGTCCCGGGCGGCCAGGTTTTCAATTCCGACAGCAGACAGGTACAGTTTCCAGAATTCCGCGATCAGAGCAAAATTGTCCTCCGGCTTCCCGTAGTCATGCTCCCTCTGACCGCAGACGTTCTTTTCCGCCTCGTGCAGAATTTCAGCTCTCTTCTCCACCATACTCACCACCTTTCTGTACTCTGATTTCGTAGATGTACCGGGTCCCTCCGACGTAAACGTGCGATTGCAGGTCAGCCCCTCTGTACCTGCGGGCGATCCTCCGGACGACTGCGTTCAGCAAGAACCACAGGATGCGGTCGCTGATCGGATCATTCTTTGGAGACGCCAATCTGAGGTTGAGCATCTCGGCTCCGCAGTGTCCGCAGTATCTTTGCCAGTTTTCAAAGTCGTAGATGTTCGACTGCCACATCCCGCACTCGGAGCATTGCGCCCATCCATGACGGCCGATCCATGTACCGGTTTTATGTTCAGGCATTGTCTCCCCACCTTTCCTTCCTCCTCTTGTCTGCTTCTGAAATCCGCTGGAAGACATTTTCTGGGGTGAGGAATCCGGTGACAGAATCGCGGGAAGCTTCTTCAGGTGTCAATAAACCCATGATTTCAAGAAGATCTTCCTCGGCTCCATAGGTTCCGAAGCCTTCCACGACCGAGCATAAGAAGTAATTCCCAGATGAATCCATCGCCTTTTCGTCCCATTCTCCGCGCCACATACCGCGGTTCGGAAAAATGATTTGATAGTTCTCGTGGAAGGTATTCGTGTTATCGAAAAACTCAAACGGGATCCCCGCCTCTGTCAGCATATCTTTCAGCTTGAAGATGGCAGTGTATTTCTTCTGCTCTTTATCGATAATCTCGCAGATCTCATCAGGTACGGCGGTGCAGAATCCGCCGATTGCAAGGCAGTTCCCATTCTCATGCCGCTTTGGGCAGTTTGTTCTATCAGGCATCGTCTTGCGGCTCCTTTCTCTTGTAAACATACACCGGTACATGAGTGCGCTTTTTTGGCTCGCCGTATGACAGAAACCAGCCGTGCTGTTTCTCCCCGAGATCATCAACGCCGAAGCCAAAGTACACATATCCGTTTACCACACGACAATCCATTGAGAGTTCGCCTGTTTCTTCTTCGTATATCCGATCCGCATCTTCAAGGGAATACTTTCTTGAAACTGCAAACAATACATCCTGTTCGCCTATAAAGGTCCCGAAGTCGAATTTACTCATTCCACGGCACCGCCTTTCTCTGTTCATCGGTCGGTCGGGAAGTCCAGCACCGCCATTTTTTACCGTACCCATTCAGATCGGCATTATTGATACCGTTCCATCCACCAGTTCCGCCAGCGTGTCTAAACTGGATAACTCTTGTGTTTACCTCTGGAACCATTTTTTTCCCGTGAAGAATAATAGCGCTCTCCACGGAATTCGTATTGATCCCTTGATAGTAGACAACATCGTCATATTTCAGATTACACACCTCTTCGAACGTCATCACCCGCGGCTCCTGTTCCTTCAGCAGGGCGAGAGCGTCACTGCAATACGTGTTTATTGCATTGCACATTTTGTCTGCTGCATCTTTTGGATCTTTCTGTTTAGGAAAATTATTGATAAGCCATGACAGCTCCTTCATCACTCTTTCCCTGTCAGACATTCCATTTCACCGCCTTTCCGCAGATTGGACACGCGACCCAATGCCGCAAGAGCAAGCTATTGCAAACAGGGCACATGCCAGCAAATGCATATTTTTTATAGTTTATCGTAAGGGCGTTTTTCAGGATTTTGGCTTTCACCGGCTCCTGCTCCCGGAGAAGGGCAAGGGCATCCGCCGCAACCGCCATCATACAATCGGTCCCGGCATATGGGCATCCACGCCGCTTGCAATCCTTTGCATACACCGTTTCCAGATTCACCACGCATTTCAGCATGGAGATCACTTTTTCCCTGTCATCCATTTCGTATATCCTCCATTATCCCCCGTTCAAGGTTGATATCCCGGCGCGGGTGAGGGCTTACATTTCTCGGAGTGTCACGCAGGGCAGTGATCTCATTCTCTTTTTCCCTCAACAGGTCGATAGCGTTACGACATATCCGCTGATAATCGCAGGAGTCCCAGTCTGCAATATAATACGGACACCCCGCACAATCCACAACAAGATCGTTCGACCGGCAAACCAGCGCTTTCAGCACCTCTTTCTCGTCAATCATTCCACCCACATCCTTTCCGCGGTCTGGCCGCTCTTAATGATCGCCGCGCGGTCGTCCAACTCTTCCACGATGGAGACGAGGCAGTCGTGCGCCGCTTTGATGTCCCAGAACAGGGCGATGCACTGCATCACCTTCGATGTGTGCCGGATCAGGTTGGCCTTGGTGAGGCGGGAGAGACGCTTCCGCGCCTCTTCCACCGCAAGATCTTCTTCGTACCCGTTCACCATGGCGTAGTAGTCATACTCCCCGCCGTCGTAGCCCAGCACCTGATAGATCGGGCCGAGTACGGACACGGTGATGTCGTCCCAGATGGAGTTGTCCTCGTCGTAGCCCATGACGTCGTTCGCTTCGCTGATTGCCTCCAGCAGATCCCACGCGCCGGCCGACAGCTCGTCGAACTGGTCTTTGTACTCGTTGTAGTACCCCTCCTCGCCGTAATCGTAGCCGTAGGGATCGCCGTTCTCGCTGATCTCCTCCAGGTATTCCCGAATGTCGGAGAAGCGGAGACCTTTCAGACAGCTCTTTTTCCAGAGGGGCGTTTTGCTCTGCTTCACTGTGCATCCACCTCCCACGGCCACTCCTGCCGGAAGTCCTCGCCCATGATCTCCGTCACGGACTGCTTCATGAAAACGGGAACGTCGTAATGGGCGCACTTCGCGGCGATGGCGTCGATCCAGCCCTTTTCCGGCACGACCTTCTCCGGCCGGGTACCCGATTCCGCGCCGATGATTACCCAGTCCATGCAGCCGATCTGCTCCAGGGAGGTTTCGTCCATCTCTTCAAGCAGAGGCTCCACGGACACGAACCAGTTGAGGCCCTTTTTCCATGAACCGGAGAGGGCTTCGATCCGGCTGGATCCGCGGCGGAGATCCGCGTTTGACGTGACGGTGGTGCCGAGCCATGCGTCTATGCCGTCGAACCACCCCCCGGGGATTTTTTCGTACCGGGCCGGATTTTTCGTCAGGAACAGATACCGGTGCCAGGGGGCTTTCCGCGCCGCCTGAAGAACCTGACGGATGATTTCGTCCGGCACCCAGTCGCCGAACAGATCGGCCATGGAGCAGACGAATATGGTGCCGGGCTTCTTTTTCTGCGCCGGCTCGTCCAGCCGGAACGGGAGAAACGTCGGGTCAAAGCCGTATGGATAGGGATTGCCGTGGATCTTCGCACCGACGCAGTTGATGTACTGCCCCTCCGGGAAGTGAACGGTGAGGCGGTTTTTCACGGGCTTCCCGAACCGCTGCGTGACCGTCCGCGCGTAGCAGTATTCGCATCCGTGGAGGCACCCCGTGACGGGGTTCCATGTGTAGTCGCACCAGTCGATCTTCGTCTTGTTCATGCCCTGTCTCCCTTCACCGTGATCGGATCCGTTTCGCCGAGGTGGAGAAGCTCGCGCACCTTGCCGAGCACCTCCGCATAGCTTTTCCGGCCCATATTCCGGATGCACCAGAGCCGACCTTCGCTGTCGGCTTCGATGATCTGCCCCAGCGTTTTGATTCCCGCCCGGCTGAGTACGTTGTACGCACGGACGGAGAGCTCCATTTCCTCAACCGGGAAATTCAGCGAAGGGGCTTCGGCGTCGGGGAGCTTCCGGCGTTCCTCGTCCCACGCCGCAAGGCCTTCCAGCTTTCCGCGGAGAAGCCCGATCTGCGCCCTGTATTCGTCGAGGCCCGCCATTTCCGCGTTCAGCCCGGCGCGAGTCAGCTCGATTTCGCACCTTCTGGCGGCAAGCTCACGCTCGGCTTCATCCAGTTCGGGATGATAGCCGTTCACGAACAGATTCTTACGGGCGGGGTGCCGGAGCTTTCGCTCTGCCTTCGCGCAGATCTGCCGCGCCCGTTCCGTTGTAACATCCCAGCGCTTTGCGATCTTCTCGTAGCTCATACCGTCCCGGAAATATGCATAGATGCTTTCCCGTTCCCGATCCGTCAGGGAGGAAACGGCGCGTTCCATGCCCGCGGTCTGATCCTCCCGCAAAATGCTCTGCGCCGTTTCGCCGACCACATCCTCATACAGGTTGTACGGCCAGGGAGACTCAAAGCCAGACGACAGGGCGACCTTTTTACGGGTCAGCATATACGCCTCGTATTCCATCCTCCGCACCTCCATGAAGCGCCGGGGGTAGTCCTCAAGAACGGCCCGTGAGGTTTCCTCGTCCATCCTCCCGCAGAGGTAATCCAGCGGGACGGCGAAGTAATCCGCCAGGATGATCGGCACCGTCGCTCCGGGTTCAGCCTTCCCGGTGCGGAGATTTTCGATGGTGGAGTAGCTCAGGCCGGAAGCCCGCGCCAGTTCGCCGATCGTGATCCCCGCCGCGTCCATCAGGCCGTTCAGCCTCTCCGCGAGGGATCCGATGAAGGCCTGTCTCATTTCTTTGCTGTTCATGGTGATCTCCTTCTCATATTCTGCTTTTCATGACTTCCCGAAGCACGGCTTCGTATCGGCTCAGTTCCCCGGAAGGGGGCGGGGGGCTTTTTTTCGGAGCCTCCCCCGCGCCGTCCAGCGTGACGATGGTCCCCCTGCCGCGCTGATCCCGTTCTTCCAGAGCCATGACCTGAAATCCGTAGATCCTCTCGATCCGGAGCAGCTGCGTCCTGTGTTCCGCCGCCAGCCTCCGGTCAACCGCGTCGGAACCGTTGAACCACTCCGTGAGCCATTTCGCTATGAAATCGGCCAGAGGATAGAGAAGCTTCTCCTGCAGGGACGGAACGGAGAAGCGCGGTTTCCCTCCGGGATAGGTCATGTCGCGGAGGGCGAGGGCCGACGAACCGATCCACGTCCTCACCGCGTCCCGCCCGTTGTAGGCGTACCACGCGATCCGCGCCTCCCTCTGGATCCGGGCCGTTTCACCGAGGGGAGGACTCTGCGGGGCGTACCCGACAGCCCGGTCGAAGAACCCGTCAGCGTCGAATCCCGCATCCTTCAGCCTCCGCGTCAGCTCCCAGATCGTTCCGTTGATGGTGTCCTCAAACGCCTCCGCTGGCGTAGCTTCCCGGCGCCCCCTGCGGCTGTTGACGTAAACGTGGTCGGCCACGTTCCGGTTGAGGTAGTACTCCAGCGTTTCCGCCTGCGCGTCGTAGAAGGCCGAAAGACGGTCCTCGCGCCGGAACCACGGGTAGGCCCCGAGCAGAAGCTCCGCGGCCTCGGCTTCGATGGCCTCCAGCGATTGAACGCCGTACACCCGCATGACCTTCGCGATGCCCATATCCTGCTTGATTGTTTTCGCCTGACACTTCATGCGCCAACCTCCTCGAACATGGAGACCTGCGCTTCCCGGATTTCCTTCCGGGTGCGTCTCTTGACCTCGATCACGGGCGCAGAGGGCGAAGATTCCTCCGGGGCGGGGTCTCCAACGTCTTCACCCTTCCGGGGCTGGAAAAGCCTGTCCACGAGTCTCCATTGACGTCGCATATTCCACACCTGAGAGCAGTACATCGGGGTGACGAAGGTCTCCCGCTCCATCGGCGCAAAGAGCACGTCGCCGACAAGCGGATGCGTCAGCGCGTCGTCCACGACAATGTAGCCGGGGCAGCCGAGAAGGGAGAGCTGGATATACGCCATCATCGCCACGGTGTGATCGATGTCCTGACCGACGAACAGGCAGTGATCCTGAAAGTTCACCTTCTGGGAGACGCATTCCGACGCAAACGCTATCAGCATCGCCCCGCCGCCGATGCAGCAGTCCATGACGGACACCCATCCCTTTTTCTGAACTTCCTCCGTGAGATTCATACAGTTGATCGTCGACATCATCCGGCACACGTCGTAGGGCGTGAAGCACTGACCGAGACCCTTGTTGCCCATGTCGAGATTCATGTAAAGATGCCCGAGGAAATCCTGATCGGGATTCTGTTCAAGCGCCTGGGCGGTGAGGGCGAAAAGGCGGGCGATGGCCTGCCCCTCCGCTTCCTTGTACTGCTTCATGATCCGCATGTAGTCCTGTTCGCGCTGTTCGCGGTGAACGTGATCGACGGCGTTTGAAATGGCGTAGCCGGCACAGTGGACGAAATCCGACCAGACTTTCCATCCGCTGTGGACGTAGGCGAGCGAGCGGAACGTGTCGGTGAAATCCTTCTCGATCTCATTCTTCGTCAGAAACTTCGCCATCGTCGGCCTCCCCGTACATCTCCTTCAGGCGGTCGAGGTCGTCGTCCGCGTCCGGAGAAAACGCCTGTCCCGCGCCATCGGCCCACTCTTCCTCTGCCGGTGCGTCCGCGGGCTTGTCCTTGTCCACGTAGAGCGGATGCGTCCCGCTGATCATCTGCAGCTCCTCGTCGCTCAGCTCGTAGTTGAACTCCATGACAAGCCATTCGTACAGCTTGTCAAGGGCCTTGTTCCGCTGGAACTTCGGGAACTCTCTCCGATATGTGCTCCAGCAGATATTCTCTTTCGAATCGTGCCATCCCGCGTAGATCATGGCGGGAACGGCGGTGCTCCGGTCGGCAAATTTCTTCTCCGCTTCCTCTAAAAGTTGATCGTAAGACCTGATTGGTTCGTTTCCTGGGACCAGCAGCGTTCTGACAGTATCTGCAGAATATCTGATGGAGGCGTAGAGAATCGCAAAGTACGCGCCGCGGATCATCCCGCCCATGTTCTTCTCGGTCATGCGCAGACCGTCCACGAAATCCTTCCGCAGGGCGTAGGCGTTCGCGGCAATGGCTTCAAGCTTTTCCCGCGTCTCCGCGATGTACTTCTCCCGGTCGATTTCAGCCTGCGGTCTGGGCGGAGCTTTCACGGTCTTCTGCTTCTCGTAGATGTCGAGGTGAGCGTAGCTGAACGCGTAGCCGTAATCGCCCTTCGCGTACTTATCCAGAAGTTCCGGCTTCCAGTCGGTGTACTCGATCTGCTTGATCTGTTTCCATTTCTGGGAGTACTGCTCGCCGCCCTCCATCTTGTGGATGTGGTACCTGCGAAGGATCGGAGCGGCCTCTTTTTTGCACCGCTCCTCTGCCTGTTCCCGGACGGCTGCGTTCACGGCGAAGTTGAAATCGTTTGTGCCGATCTTCTTCAGGACTTCGTTCCGCTTGGCGGGATCGTCGATTTCGTTCAGCCGGTCGAAGTCACCGATGCTGACCTGACGGGCGGAAACCTCTTTCAGGGTGTCGTGATCCAGCTCCGCGATTTTCAGCCGGCGCCGGACTGTCGTCTGGGAGAATCCGGTCTTGTCGGCGATTTCGGCCACGTCCGCGCCGAGCAGGGAGAGCTGCTGGAAGCCGAGAGCCTGTTCATAGACGGTCAGGTCGTTCCGCTGCATGTTCTCAAGGAGCATTGTCTCGATCTGCTCCTGATAGCTCATGTCGGAAATGACACAGGGCAGGGAGGAAAGCCCTGCCTGTTTTGCCGCGGTCAGTCTCCGGTGCCCGATGACGACCGTGTAGCTGGTGTCCGGATCGGCCGGATCGACCGGCACGACGGTGAGATTCTGGAGGACGCCCTTCGCCCGGATGCTGTCGGCCAGCTCGGAAACGTCGCCGATGTCCTTGCGCGGGTTCTCGGGATGCGGAATCAGTTTTTCGACGGAAATGTAGGTGATTTGGGTCTGTCCCATTGTGGTGATCTCCTTTCGCTTATTCGTCCATATCGTCCGCGCCGATTACTTCGCACGCGGGAGCCATGTCCCCGTCGCCGTAATAATCGTCGTAGCTCTCTTCCTCGTCGGTCCTGTCGAACAGGCCGACCTGCTGATCGTTCTGGCGGATGGCGTAGGCTCCGGCTCTGCGGTCCCAGAACAGCTCGTTTTCGCCGACCAGCCCCCCCGATTCCTCGTTTTTGATCTTGAGCGTGGACGTGATCTTGTGCAGGATGTGGATCATCGTCGCATGGCGCGTCGCCCCGACATACCGGGCGTTTTTGTCGTCAACCTCGCGCTCGTCGGTGCTGATCGTGAACTTCACGGTGATCTCCGCGCCGTCCGTCTCCTTCTGCTCCATGATAGCCAGCGTCTCGGTCAGCTTCTGGTTGAACTGGTTCTTGAACTCCGACAGGGCGTCGGAACTCAGGCTGAGAATGATGCTCATGGTGATCTCCTTTTCATGTATTTTCCTCGGGGTCGTACCCCCGGAGAATGACTTCGGTGCGCGGGTGGTCGGACCAGAATTTCCGAACCACCGCATCCACGATATAGCGGTCGTCGCCGTAGGCGATCCGGTTCAGCGCGTCGGCGACGAGCTTCCCGATGTTGTCCCAGTCCGGGGTTTTGGCCGGGCGGAGCTTTCCGGAGAGCATCTTTGCCCGGACCTCTTTCTTCACGGACTTCGGTATGCCCATGTAAGCGATGACGCGGAGGTCGATGTAATACCCGTCCGGGAACCGGAAGTTCCGGCAGGCCCTTCGGTATGCCCAGCGGACAAGCTCTTCGCGGTCGTGGGTTTCCTTCGGCGTGTAGGTGACTTTCCCGTTGTGGCGGGGCCGCTGCTTGCCGAACGGTTCTCCCTCCACGATGAAGCGGATCTCTTTCATGCCTGCCCCCCTTTTTTCTCCCGGACGATTCTCCGGACAGCCTCGTGCGGGGTGGGATCCGCGTACTGCTCGCCGTTGCGGAAGCCGATCTCCTGTTCCTTCCGGACGCCGGCTTTCCGAAGCGCCCGCTGCTTCTGGCGGTTACGCATCCTAGCCCTCCTTCCGGATCGTCATGAACTGCTTCACGATCTTCACATACGCACGGGGAACGCTGGAGAAGTTGGTGCCCTGCGAGCCGCAGATGAACCAGTCGCCCACAAACATTCTGCCGGCGAACGGGTTTGGTTCAAGCCCGCGGATCCTGCCCTCCTCGTTGCAGATCAGGAACACATCCGGCATCAGGGCGACAACCTCAATCGGACCGCCGACGAGCTTCTGGCACTCCTCCAGTGTGTTCGGGATCGTCTTCTCCCGCATGGTCTTTCCGGCCTGCTTGTACAGCACCCTGATATTCTCAGACTTCACCGTCTTCACCTCCCAGCGTCGTTTTCTTCACCGTGTAGGCATTGGTGAGGGGGTGCATACAGTCGAACGGCGTGTTCGCTGCCGTGTCTCCCTCGCTGTACCAGACGAAGGCTCCGCCCGGGACGATTCGTTTGATCTTGCCGATCTCGTATCTGTCGCCGTTCCGGTAGATGATCAGGTCGCCCGCTTTGAAGGCCGGTTCTTCGCGTTTCTTCATGTCAGCGCCCCTCCGTTTCAAGTCTGTACTGGATCCCGATTACCCGTTCGGAATAGTCCGTCGCGTAGATCCCCTGATCGAAGAGAGCCTGCGCCCTCGGTTCGCCCATGTTGTAGCACATGAGCGCTCCCGAAGCGTACCCGTACCGGGCGTAATAATCCGCAAGGAGCCAGATCCCCGCCCGCACGTTCTGCCAGGCGTCAAGGAAGTCGGTGATGCCCAGCTCGCGGGACAGCCATTCATGGCAGACGCTGTTAATCTGCATCAGGCCCCAGTCGTCGCTGTCGCTGATTATCCACGGGGTGTAGTGGGATTCCTGCTCGATCACGGCGATTGCCAGCGTATAGGGGAGGCCGCTTTCTTCGCACAGCCGGTGGATGTACTCCTGCAGGTATCTGTCGAGAGGCACGTCCAGGAGGTAATCCGGTATTACTTCCGGTTCGATGTTGTAATCGATCCCGCCCGGATCAATCCCGACCGGGGGATGCGGCTCTGCGTTGCAAAGGACATCCGTGTCCCCGACAAATTTGTCGGCCGCACCGTTAACCGAATCGTCAACTGTTTTGCCAACTGAGTTGTCAAAACCGTCAACTGAGTTGTCAACAGCTCGCCACTCCACCGCCATCGGCTCTTCCGGGCGATACCATTCCGGCACCGGGTTGTCCCCCTCGGCGTAGGTGCTGATCCGAAGTGCGGTTTCGATTTTCTCCGCACGGCAGGCCGGGGAGAGGAACAAGCCGATCTCCGTTCCGTCAGCTTCGCGGCCGATGCCGACAGTCGGCACATCCTCTGGCAGCTCCGGCGATTCGGCCGGACGGAGCCGGATGTTCCGGGCCACGGTGACGACCGCGGCGATCAGAGCGGCGACGCCGATTACGGCCAGCGCGGCGCGGGTGATCTGTCTCACTCGCCACTCTCTGAGGGTGTAGACCCGGGGCTGTGCCGGGTTATGGAAATTGTTCTTCATGGCGTACTCCTTGCTTTTCATGTGGTGATCTCTGTCTGTGTCATTCGCCGGATTCAAGGGCGTCCAGCACCCGGTTTCTCGCCGTGTTCAGCGCGTCCGGGTCCTGTTCTCCCGCGTCCGGCAGGGTTCCGAAGGTCTGAGCGATGTACTCCCTCAGCTCTGGGGCGATTCTGTTCCGATGCTCCTCCTGCTCCCGCATCGCCACGATCTGGCGGAGGAACTGACCGTGAACGACCGTGTTCAGGACCTCGGTGTCCGTGTGGCTCAGATCCCGCAGACGGGAGGGGGAGGCGCACCAGCGTTTGAGTACCGGGGGGAGTTTTTGAAATTCCTCCTGCGCCCCGTAGTACCCGTTCTTCACGGCGTTCATGAGGACGATCCAGAGGTCCTCGTCGGTCGCCGCACCCGTGACGGAGGCGATGATGTCCCGCATCCGGTTTTTCACGTCTGCGATCTCGGGCGGGAATCCGTTGTGCGTCTGGATCAGGTCGCGGACGGCTGCGGTCACGATTCGGGGATCATCTTCAGCGAAAATCGTAGCCCAGAGGTTCAGGGTGTCCTTCATGTCGGCGACACGCATCTTGGCGTAGAACGTCGGATAAGCCAGCCGGAGGATTTTTAGACAGGCTGAGGTTTCTTCCCGTGTCATCCCGTCCACTCCTCTCCCCGTGACGCCGCGTCCATGAAGGCGATGAACGGGTCGCGGTCTTCCATGCCCGGCGGAGCGTTCACGCGGGGCGTCGGGTGGGGCCTGTTCTGCTCCCGGTTCAGCCAGCTGTTGATGAACGCCCGCACCCCGCGTTTGGTTTTGCGCTTGTTCGGATGCCCGAGAGACCATGCCCGCATTCCCCTGAACTGCTGGGGAACATCCACGGCCGGGTAAAGCTCTGCGTACTCCGCGGCCAGATTCTCGGTCAGCGGATATTCCGTCCCGTCGTTCAGCGGGAGCATGACGATCACGGGGCTGTCATCCACCGGGACGGTTTTTTTCGACTTCGGCGGGGAGGCGGTTTCAACCGGCTCCGCGCAAGCATCTGCGTCAGCAGATGCAGTATTCTCTTTGTTCTCGTTTTCGTCTTCGTATTCGTCTTTGTATTGGGTTTTTTCGGTTTCCGCAGGAACCGTCCGGTTTTCGGAAGAACCGTTCGGTTTTTCTGTCCCGTTTTTGGGTCTGCCCCCCTTTTCGCCGTTTTCCCGGTTTTGTCTGCAGATATCCTCGTACGAGGAAGAGGCGCGGTCGATGTCGTAGATGATGTTGTCCAAAGCGAGGCGGCACACAGGCTCAAGCTCCGGTATCGTACCGCTTTCGGCGTATTGGAGGGCTGCGCGGACGACAATCCCCATCTGTTCGTCGGTCAGAGAGGCAAGGCGCTTTCCGTAACTGAAATACAGGGGGAAGTACTCCCGTCTTTTCTCTGTTCCGGGTTCTGCTTTTCTGCTCATGTGCCCTCCTCAACGTAGTTCTGGCCGAAGACCCGGATGAAATCCTCCGTGGTCCAGCCGTATTCCTTCATGGCGGTTCTCTGCGCTTCGGCCTGCAGCTCCCGGCAAACGGCGCGGTTCGCGTGGACGGCGCCCCGGTCGTAGATGTGGCAGGAGAAGTGATGCAGCTTGACGGTGAGGCCGTACCGCTCCGATTTGGAGCGATACGGGCCAAAGAAAACGTGATGCGTGTCCAGCGGGTCCGCGGATGTGCCGTACCGTCCGCAGAGCCAGCACCGGGCGGGGTCTTTTTGCAGAATGCTCGCCATCAGAACGGGAGTTCCTCGTCGTCCTCCTGCAGGGGAGGAAACGACGGGGCCATCGTCTGCTGGGCGGGCTTATCGTACCCGACGCCGGGGATCAGACCGGACGAGGAAGATCCTCCGTAGTTCTGCGTCTGAGTCTGCCGGGCGGACTGTCCTCCCTGATAGTACGGCGTCGAGGGGGGATTGTCCTGAGCCTGTCCCTTGCTTTCCACGAAGTCGGCCTGATTCACGAGGACTTCCGTGACGAACCGCTTCTGTCCCTGATCGTCGGTCCAGCTCCGGTTCTGGACGCGGCCGACGATGAAGATGGGCGAGCCTTTGTCGAAATACCGCGTGATGAACTCGGCGGTTTTCTCCCACGCGGAGAGGTTGAAGAAGTCCGTTTCCTTGTTCCCTTCGCGGGTCTTCGGGCGATCCACGGCGATGGAGAAGGACGTGAAGGTCTTTCCCGTGGTCGTGGTCTTCAGCTCCGGCCGGGCGGTGCATCGCCCGGACAGGATGATCTGGTTGAAGCAGAGGCTCATTCCTCGTCCTCCTTCTTCGGCTTGGGCGGGTAAGCGTTGAAGACAGCGCGGAGCACGTCGACTATGTCATAGGCGCCCATCCTTTCTTCCGCGAGTACACGGCGGGCAACTGCCGCTTTGGATTCAGCATCCTCAAGTGTTTCCAGCCTTTCAAGTGGAACGATAACATACCCGTTGACGGTGTTGATGATATCGATGATGGCTTTTGTGGTGTTCTCGTACATGTTTTACCTTTCCGGGGCTGTGCCCCACAGTGATTTGATTCGTGCGATTTCGTCCGGCGTGTCGGTTTCGATGCCGACCGACTGACAGTCCTGGATGATCGCGTCGATCAGGGAGGACATCTGCTTCGTGTCGTATTCCGACGATCCGAGCCAGAGCATCAGGTTGACGCATCCGGGGAGCTTCGACGGCATCTGTTCCACCTGCCACCCGATCCCCCGGGAGGACCAGCACCGCGCCACCGTCTCCGCGTCGTCTTCCGAGACGCAGATGATCTTGGACACGCCGCCGATCTCCCGGATCGCGTGACGGTAAACGTCCGCGGGATCCATGCTGAGGGCTTCGGCCAGCTTGTGGATCAGCACCCAGCAGTAGGCGTTCGCGTCCAGCGAGCGGCGGGGGCGGTATTTTTTGATTTCCACGTTCACGTCCCCGTCCTTCAGCGAATCGAAGCGTTCCGTGAAGTCCGCTTTCAGCTCCAGCGATACGATCTGGTTTCCGTCCCGCGTGAGCGTCAGATCCCTCAGCTTTGCAATCATGTCATTCTCTCGCTTTCCAGTGTTCCGTGTAGATCTCCCAGAGGTTGTCGTACTTGATGGAGGCGGCGAACTCCCGGATGATGTCGGCAATCGGCGGGGTGTCTGCCCGGGCGTAAGTCTCCACATAGAGGTCGGCCCCGTCCGAAACCAGATACCGGAATTCGTATGCCTCCGGTACGATCCAGAAGTAAGCGGGATGCTGGGGGGATTCCAGATATTTCCCGGCCAGATCCGTGGATCCGAAGGCCTTGTTTGAGAATTTCACATCGTAGATGACCCCGGCTCTCAGCGCGTCCAGGATGCCGTAAACGAGGAATTCTTCTCCGTCCAGTTGCAACACGCGCGAGGCCCGTACCTGCGTCTGAGCGCCCCGGAGGACTGTTGCAACAGCCTGTATGCCGCCCTCCCACTTTGCGTGGGGCGAACGCGGGACGCCGTGGACGATCTTGTAGACCTCGTTTTCGAAATCGATGCCGTTCTGCATGGCCTCCGTGGTCTCTTTCGGTTCCTTGCGGAGGGTGCGGAGGAAGTCCGCCCGGGCTTCCTCCTCCTGTTCATCCCCGCAGTTGAACTGATACAGCCACGAGCTTATGAGCGTTTGCGTGAGCAGATAGCGCATTACTGGATCCCCCTGTATGCCTTTGCCTCCCCGTCCCATTTCAGGCCGAGGGACTTCGCCTTTTCGTTCAGCATCATGGACGCCTCCCGCTTTGAGGAAAGCGCGTGCTGCATGTCGGGCAGGGCAGCCGCCGCCCGGTTCGCGTCGTCCGCGGTCTGGATCGCGCCGACGATCTCCCGCACCTGCTTCATGACGGCTTCGTACTGCGCCTGCATGGGAGCGAAGACGTCGTTTTCGTGGGCGATGTTGGCCTTCGCCTTGTCAAAGAGGTTCGACAGGAAGTCGTTCGTGTCGTTGATCCCCTTGTCCGGAACCGGCATGATCCCGGCGATCCCGTGGGAGCCTTTGGCGAAGTATTCCTGCGTGGGCGTGAAGGCGATGGTGCGGGATTCGCCGAGCATCTGCATGTACCCGCCGAAGTCGCAGGAGTTCCATACGGAGTTCTTCGTCGCGCCCTCGCACAGAAGCCGCTGCTGGGGGTTGCCGTCCTTGTCGGCCTTCTCGTCGGCGTGGAAGATGTAGATCACGTTCTTGTGCATCGCGTCCCGGAGACGGGAGGTGAAGGAGGCGAATTCGTTCTTCACGACGCCGTAGCCTTTCAAGCTGTTGAACTCCCCGTTCTTCTGCTTGCATCCGGGCTGCGTCCTGAGCGCCCAGTCCTTCAGATAGGTGATGAACGCGCCGCCCGTGTCGATGATGACGCTCTGGCAGTCCCGGACCTCCGGGGATTCGATGTCGTGGAGAACTTCTTCGTAGTTCTCGCAGACGATGGTGAGCTTCCGGTGGTCGGCTCTCACGCGGTCGACGCCGTTCTCGAAGTCAATGAGGATCGGATCGGGCGCGGACAGAGCGAGGGTCGTCTTGCCGATGCCGGGGGAGCCGTAGACGATCATGGAAAACTTCTTGTCCGTGAAGGTCATCTGCTGAGGTGATTTGATCATGGTGGTGATCTCCTTTTGAAAATGTATTTCTACTCCACGAAGGAATAGTGACAGTGTGGACATCCGGTGACGAGCCGGTGGCCCGCTTCCCAGACGCTGATGCCGTGGGAGATATAGCCCTCGGCGGTTTTGAGATTCTCGTAGATCTGCTGGTGGCACCGGTAACACCGCCCTCCCGAGGGAGCGAAGTGCGGCAGGTCGTTCGTCTTGCAGTACTTCGCCTGAAGCGCGGAGGCTTTCGCCGGATCCCGGAGCTCATGCTCGTAGAGGTGGTCGCGGATCATCGTGGACAGATACGCCTGCATCGTGTTCCCGCTCTGCTGAGCGATTTCCCGGAACCGTTCGCATTCCTCGTCCGACAGCCGGCACGAGACCGACGCGGTCAGACGGTGCCGCCCCTGACGGACCCACGCGGCTTTCTTTTCTTCCTCCGGGGTCAGCTCCCGGCGAAGATCCTTCATGCTGTCCTCCGCGAGCTGGACGCCGTAAAGCTCCGTGCGCTCGCATTTGGATTGCAGGGTCTTGTCGTACTTCGGGTGCCGTCTCTGCACGATGGCGATGATGGCGGCGGGCGCGGCCCCTGATTCCTCGCGGATGCGCCGCAGGGGATTGACAGGCGCCGTGGTTTGTGTTATACTAAGATCGCTGGCGATTGTGGTGATCTCAGCATGGGGATCTGCGTCCTTCGGGAGGCGGTCCCCCTTTCTTTTTTCGCTCATGTCTCCTCTCCGTATTTCGCGCTCAGCTCCCGCGCCGCCAGAATGGCCTGAGCCTGACGCTCGCGTTCCTCCGCGTCGCGGATCTGCTCTTCGGACGCGCCCTTCCATCTCTGGACGGCACGGAGCAGAGAACACGCCAGCGAATCCTTCACAGCCTGCGGCATCAGCGGGAACAGTTCCTGTTCGTTTTCTTTCATGGTGGTCTCCTTCGAATTGCCCCAATAATGGGTCAGTCAGGCCAAAAAAATTGAGGCCTTGGTCGCGCCGTCAGTAATTTTCAACGCCGTACAGATCCGGTCGATTTCGCCGACGGTCAGATCGCGCTTCCCACTGAGCTTGCGACTGAGGGTATTCGGCGCAATTCCAATAGCCGCGGCCAGTTTCGTCCTGTTGAGGCCAGCTTCCGCGATTTTTCCGTTCAGCTTGTTCACATCCAGCATAAGCATCCTCCCTTCAGATCGCATTTTTGGAGTGACCCAAATTCGGGTCATAGAGATCATACCACACTTCGGGAACCTTGTCAACCCATTTTTGCAATTTTTTCGCAAAAATGGGAATTTTTCTATTGCAATGTCGGGTCAGCTATGCTATAATCAAGGCAACCACAATCACCACAAGGATGTAGGCCATGAACGAACTATCGCAAAGGCTTAAAGCCGCTATCAAGGAATCCCACCTCTCGCAAAGGGAGCTGGAAGCAAAGACCGGGATCCCTCATTCTGCCATCCAGCGTTACGCATCGGGATCTACCGACAACATACCAATATCAAGGCTAAAGGTGCTGGCAGAAGCCCTCGGGACAACAGCCAACAAGCTCCTGGGATGGGATGAAGAAGGCGAAGAGGGCCAGAGAAAGCGGAATGAAGAAATGCTCCGCCTCTTTGTAAAACTGGAAATGGCTGAGCAGAACATGATTATTGCGCAGATGAAGGGGATTCTCGCAAACCGTGATTCGGAGGGCCAGTCATGAGCCGAATGAAGCCCGAAAATATCTTCTTGACCGCCGCGCTCTCCGTGATCGGGGTCGCGGCTGTCGCCGGGTACATCGCCGTCATCGCTCCGACCTACGACAGCGAGAACCGCATCCCGACGCCGGAGGAGTTCGCTCTTACCGTCAAAGCCGCTGAGCCGGAAACGGAGGCCCCGGCCCAGCTCTCCACCCTGTATGCTGCTCCCGAGCCGGAGGAACGAGCGCCGGAGACGGAACCGGCCCCCGAGACCGTCCCGGAGACCGAAGTTCCGGCTGAAACCGAACCGGCCCCGGAACCGGATCCGGACGAAACAACCCTTGAAGAATGGTTTGCTCTGGTGGAGGAACGCACCAGGCCGAAGGAGCGGGATCCCGAGGAAACGACGCTTGATGAATGGTTCGAAAAGATTGACGCCCTGAGCGCGGCGGACCCCGATAAAGAGCAGACCGGAACCGAGGAGCCGTATTCCGTTTCGTCTTCGTTCGCCGGCTTCTTCGTGTCGAACGGGGACGGCACCGGCTCGTCCGTCTCTGTGTCGTCCGGCGAAGGATCCTCCGGCGCGTCCATCTCATGGGGCGTCAGCTCCACGGACGGGGAGTTCTTCAATGTGACGACCGATGACAATTCCTCGGCCTCCGTATCCGTTTCGGATGGAAGCTCAAGATCCGTTGTCACATGGTCTGACGGTGAGGGGTACAGTTCTTCGTCCGGGTGGTATTCCGACGACGGGCCGCTCTTTGAAGAATTCGACTATGTGCCTGAAAAAGCCTATGTTATAAACCTCAGCAACGGAAAGGTTCATAGGGCATCGTGTCAACATGTGAAAAAGATCGTCGAAGAGAATAGATTTGAGGTCGATGACCTTTCGGGTTATCCTGAGAGTAGTTATCCCAGATGCGGGACTTGCAATCCATGACCATTTTCGTGACTTCACGAAAATGATAAAACCCCCGTCCCTCGGCTGAGGGGCAGGGGCGGTAAAACCATATCCGGTTCCTGCGCGGTTCAGAAGGCGCTATGCACCCGTCTTCCGCTGATTCCGGTTCTTATTCGGCCTTCTCGGGCTTGCCGGATTCGTTCGCCGCTTCCAGCTTCTCGACCAGTTCCCAGATCTCGTCCAGGATCTTCTGCTGATCTTCATCCGACAGACGCGCGAAAAGCTCGACGGCCTCGGACACACGGTCTCGGACCTGTTCCTTTTCCTCCATTGTGAATCTCCTTTCATCGGAACTCGTCGACGGCAGATTCATTATAGCATATCCTCCGCGCCGTGTCTCGCAAACGGCATATAAAATCATTCTCAAGCGTACACCTCCGCGCAGGGTGTATAATGAAAGGTTGGTGAGAGCGTGGCGAAAAGGAAACGGGATCCGAACGCCCCGAAGCTCGGCGTGATCTATGCCCGCTACAGCTCTGCAAACCAGCGTGAGGAGAGCATAGAGCAGCAGGTCGCGGAGTGCCGGATCTTTGCGGAAGCTCAGGGGATCACCATCCTCGACGTGTACGCCGACGCCGCTCAGACCGGGCGGAACGACAAGCGGCAGAGCTATCAGAAACTTCTGGCGGACGCCAGGCACGGGGGATTTTCTTATATCATCGCGTACAAATCCTCCCGCATCTCCCGGAACATGGTAGACGCCCTGGTCTTTGAGGCGGAGATGCTGCGGAACGGGATCAAGACCCTCTACGCGAAGGAAGAGTTCGGGAACAACGCGGCCGGTCGGTTTGCCCTGCGCACGATGATGAACGTGAACCAGTTCTATTCGGAGAACATGGGCGAGGACATCAAGCGGGCGAAGGACGACAACGCCCGCCAGTGCAAGGCCAACGGCATAATCCCGTATGGGTATAAGAAAGGCCCTGACGGGAAGCTGGTGATTGACGAGAATACCGCCCCGATCGTGCAGGAGATCTTCCGCAGGGTCCGGAGCGGGGAAAACTACATCGATATAGCGAACGATCTGAACGCCCGCGGCCTGAAGACCCGACAGGGGAATCCGTGGAATAAGGGATCGTTCCACATCATGCTGAAAAGCGAACGATACCTCGGCGTGTACATATATAAGGACATCCGGATCGAGGGCGGAAATCCCGCCATCATCGATCTGGAAACCTTCCTGGAGGTGCAGAAGATTGTGAGCGACAAGGCGAAGATCCGGGGACGGCACCGGAGCGACGAAGACTACCTCCTGACCGGAAAGCTCTTTTGCGGGAAATGCAAAGCCCATATGAATGGCATGTCAGGCAAAGGGAAAGGAGGGGATATCTACCGGTATTACTCCTGCTCGACACGGCGATTGACCGGAGAATGCGACAAGGAGCACGTCCAGAAGGACTACATAGAACGGGAGGTTGCGAAGGCCGTCCGGGACTATGTGCTCCGCGATGATGTGATCGAATGGATGATCCGAACCGTCATGGAGTTCCAGGATCGAATGGACATCACCGCGGAGATCAACCAGCTGGAACAGCAGATCGCGGACAACGAGAATGCGACCGCGAACCTGATGAAGGCAATCGAGCAGGGGATCATCACACAAACCACAAAGGACAGGATGTTTGCCCTGGAGGAAGAGAAGTCGGAGCTGAGGAAGCAGCTGGCCGAGGCGAAGACGAGAGACATATCCGTCTCCCCGCAGGAGATCAGGACTTACCTCAATTCCTTCCGAAGGGGCGACGTGTCCGATCCGTCATATCAGGCCCGACTTTTCGACGCGTTCCTCACAGCCGTCTACGTCTACGACGATAAGCTGAAAATCGTCTTCGACATGTACGACGGCACGGGAAAGACCGTCGACGTGGAGTTGCTGGACGTCCCTGCAGAGGAAGCGGAGTTTTCGCTTAAGCTCCCGTATGCTCCAGCATACGGGAATGAGGCGAACACCACAATCACCATGATTTCAGGCGTGTTTGTGCTGACCGTCGCCTTCATATCCCGCAATTGAGTGAAAGAGCAAGGATAAACCAGAGATGGTTGTCTTTGCTCTTTTTCGTTCTTCGCTTCTGTTTTCCAAAAATCGACGCAATTTCCATATTTCGGATGGCTCATACGAAAATCCGAGGTTTCACGACAGATTCAAGCGGGGCCTGTAAAATTATGCTATACTGCTACCGAAAGGAGTATAGGTTATGATCAGGATCAAACTGTCACGGATTCTTGGCGACAAGCGTCTTTCGCAGGCTGACCTTGCACGGATGACCAAAATCCGTCCCGCGACGATCAGCGAACTGTATAACGATTTCGCCACCCGGATCAATCTTGAGCAGCTTGATAAAATCTGCGAGGCCCTCGAATGCGATGTTTCCGACATCATAGTCCGTGAGCCGAACACTATCAGCGAGATCAGACATCGTAACGGTTCCGAGAAGAAGTCCGATTGACCCCCTTTCAGCTGAAAGTCCCGTGCAGCCCTTGCTGTGCGGGGCTTTTCAAATATGAGCGCATGAGCGGAAACGAATAGACAAACTAATCAAAATATACAAAAAACTTTTTTCCTTTCGTATACTTTGCCTGTTGTATTTTTTCTTCGACGGATGTATTATATCCCCAACAACAGGAGACAACCTAATAAACGCAAGGAGAAAAAATCATGACGATCACCACAACCACCCAGAACTTCGGAATCGAAATCGAACTCACCGGCATCACCAGAGCGAGAGCCGCAAGGATCATTGCCCAGCACTTCGGAACGGACGCCCAGCACAGCGGCGGGTCCTACGACACCTACGCCGCGAACGACAGCAAGGGCAGACGGTGGAAGGCCATGAGCGACGGCTCCATCCGCACCGAGCGCAAGTGTGGAGATTCCCTCGTTTCCGCCAGCCACAACTACTCCTGCGAAGTCGTCACCCCCATCCTCCAGTACGATGACCTCGCCGACGTTCGGGCGATCCTCGAAAAGCTCGTCAAGGCCGGAGCGCTGGCGAATCCCTCCTGCGGGATTCACGTCCACGTGGACGGTGCGAACCACACCCCGGAGAGCCTGACCCGCCTTGAAGAGTTTACGGTTGGCAGACAGGACCTCTTCTATGAAGCCCTCGGGATCGGGGCCAGAGCGGATCGCTGGTGCAAGAAGACCTCCGCCTCCCTGCTGAAAGCGATGAAGGACGCTCCGAAGACGCGGGACGACATCGAAAGAGTCTGGTACAGCTCCGCGAATGACGATTACTGCGGCGGGATCGACCACGCCCACTACAACCGGACCCGGTATCACGGCATCAACCTCCACGCCTTCTTCACCAAAGGCACGGTTGAGTTCAGGCTCTTCAACGGCACCACCGACGCGGACAAGGTTCTCTCCTACGTACAGTTCTGTCTGGCCATGAGCGCATGGGCCATCAACGCCGGCGACAGAATGTCCTACCGCGACTGTTCCGGCTACACCGCCGCTCAGAAGGAGCGCCTGATGACCAGCGTCCTCGTCAACCGTCTGGGCATGGCCGGCAAAGAGTTCAAGACCGCCCGCCGCATCCTCACCGAAGCCTTCCGCGCCGCCTGATCGGCACGGAGATCATAGAACAGGCTGACCTACCGGCCGGACGGGGAGAAAGGATTTACAATGGCATACAAGATCTACATCGCATACGGTTCCAATATCAACACGGAGCAGATGTCCCACCGCTGCCCCGACGCCCGCGTGATCGGCACGTCGGTCATCCCGGATCATAAGCTCGTCTTCCGCGGCCATACGGAAGGGGCCGTCGCCACAATCGAACCGGAAGAAGGCAGCTCCGTCCCTGTCCTCGTCTGGAAGATCTCAAAGCGGGACGAAGCGCACCTTGATATGTACGAGGGCTTCCCCCGCCTCTACATCAAGAAGGACTACCGGATCCAGCTGAACGGCGAAACGGTGACGGCTATGGCCTATATCATGACGCCCGGCAGGATCGAAGGACGCCCCTCCCCCTATTATTTCAACGTCATCGCTGAGGGGTACCGGGAGTTCGGTTTCGACCTTGCTTTCCTCCGCGAGGCCGCAGGTCAGGCGTACACGTCCCCGGATGACGATCCGGACGCCAGAGTGGAGGAAATCGCCGCCCGCCAGAAGGCCGGGACGTTCACGGCCTGCCCCCGGTGCGGGAGCTGGATGCGCCGGGAGCTTTACATGAACTGCCTGTCCCGCCGCGCGGAGATCTACGTCTGCGAGAAGTGCGGCATGGCCGAAGCCCTGGCGGATCACCTCGGCAAACACGATCCCGTGACGGACTGGTATATCTTCAGGTGACTTTACTTCCAACCGAACAGAGAGGCCGTAACTAAAGCAAAGCGGCCTTTTCTTTATTTGCGGAAACGAAAAAACGGGAGCGGCCTCCGAAGAGACTGCCCCCGTTCTGTTCATTCGTCCATATCCCCTTCGTCCGGAGGGTGTTCTTCGGCGATTTCCTCAGCCTCTGCTTCTTCCGCTTCCTCTTCTCCGGCCGCAAGGAAGCCGCACGGATTCCCGCTGTATTCGACGATCGGCGTTTCCTTCTGCATCCGGACCTGCGCCTCGATCTGCATGGTCAGCCATGCGCTGAAGCTCCCGTAGATGTCGGCGATGAAGTCCTTCGCCTCCTGGGTGATAATGAGGGAGGCTTTGTCGTAGGCCAGCTGAAACGCGTACTTCTGATTTTCCACCGAGAACTTGCCGGATTTCTTCAGGCCGTCCACATAGGTCTGGCAGACATACGAGACTGCGGCAATGACGGCATCCAGAGCTTCCCTGATGATGAAGTCGCTCATTCCGACCGTCTCGCTGGCTTCCACCTCGTCCCGTTTTGCTTTCAGAAACCGGCATACATACGCCGCAATCACAGGGATCACGGCGATCAGCACGACCTGCAGAATGGTGAGCATTACGTCTTTCATATTCCCTCCTATTTGGTCACAGACGTGTATTTCGTGTAGGTTCCTTCGTCCACCCAGCCGAATACGTCGGATCCGCCTCCGGCGACGGCAACGAGGTGGACTTTTCTCTTTGCCCCCTTCGCGGTGCAGAGGGCCGTCACCTTCGCGCGTCCGGGCCTGCAGGGGACCGCAGAGCCGGTCCAGGCGTTGGCGTAATGTTTCCGCCCGTTGAAGGTCACAATGTCGCCCAGAGCGGGCTTGTAGCCTGTTGCAACGGGCGTCTGAGCCGCGGTGTACGTGACCCACGGGAGCTTTCCGTGCTTCACCCAGTCGCGCCGGTAGTAGCCCATCTTCGGCGCGTTGACCGCTGTGATCTGAACGCAGTTTTTCCACGCCGGGGTACACTCCACACCGAGTCCGTCCCCGATGTAGATGCCGATGTGTCCGGACATCCAGAGGGCCTCCCCCACTTCGATGTGAGAGAAGTCCGTCGAAACGTCCCGACATTCCGCGATCATCATGTCGGCGTTGATGTCCGGGATCCCGTTCGACCGGTAGACCGCCCCGCCGTAGTTCTGCTTCGCGTCGCCGATCCAGCCCCAGAGGATCCCTTTGATGAGGCATACGCAGTCGAAGCCGAAGGTGTCCGGCGTCGCTGCCTTGATCATGGCCTGACGGCTGTTCTGTCGGTTGTAATAGGTGTTCTGGAGGTAGTACGCCTTGTTCGCGTCGGTCATCGGCGCCCCGAAACACCCATGCACATACAGGGTCTTATAGTTTCTGGCGGCATTTTCACAGGCTTTCGCCAGCTCCGCCGCCGTCTTGATTTTGGCCATAGCTTGTCCCTTCCGGAGGCGGGCCGTATTTCTCGCGGTCCTCCTCCTCGTATTTGCGCTCCCGCACTCGGTCCTTGGTGGTCTTGATCCAGCCCATGATGCCGCATTCACCGCCGCAGACCGCAAAGACGCAGGTGCAGAGTGTGTCCGGAATCGCTCCGGTCGCACAGTACAGCCAGATCATGCCGGCTGTGAAAAGAAGGAGGAACACGGCAACAATGACAAGGATCAGGTCCATCGTGTGCTTCATGACGCCCTGACCTCGAGACGGTGAACCTGTTCCATGAGCCTGTCCAGATAGCCGTTTCCACCGAGCTCGTGGTAGACCTTGTGCATCTGCATAAGATCCTCCAGCTCCTCGGTCGTGATCCAGCCCCGGGTGATGTAGCTCTTGGCCAGATGCTTGATCCGGTCGTACAGAAGGATGCGGAGGCCCGCCGTGTTGCTGTCCTTCTTCTTCCTCCGCTGGCTGAACAGGGCGATGCCCCCGCTGATCAGCGCGGAGAGGGCGTTGCTGCTGATGATTGCCAGAACGATTTGTGTGCCGTATTCCAATTCCATTCCGTGATGTCCTTTCTGAAAATCTGCAAATGAAAAGCCGACCTGTTTTTCAGATCGGCTCTCTTATTCAAGATCGAGGAAATCCGGCGCTTCATCGTGTCCGAGGAACTGGGTGTATTTCTTCCGCACCGCTTCCACCGCCTCCTTCTCCGCGTCCGTCACGGCGTCGATTTCCTCCAGCCGGGCGGCGAGTGTCAGGAGCAGCTTCGTTTCCTCTTCGATCAGATGGCACAGGGCCTCTATCATTTGCAGATTGGTCATGCCCGCTTATTCGCCCTGAACCAGTGCGACAAGCTCTTCGTACTGCTCCGTGGTGATGCGGCCGGCCGCGTAGAACGTGTCGAGCATCACGAGCATTTCCTCGGGATCGTACCCGCCCTTGTTGATCTTCCGGATCAGCAGGTCGTAAGTCGTTACCTTCATGGCGTCTCCTTTCCCGGCTTAATAGCCGAATTCTTCCACCAGAGTCAGGCGGAAGTCAAGGTCGAGGACGAGATCGGGCAGATCTTCCGCGATTGCGGCGTCCCGCTCGCGGTCGGCTGCTCTCCGCTCCTCCTCTTCGGTGAGGTGCTGAATATTGCTTCGCCAGAGGTCGGGATCGGCGGCGATCCGCTCGGGAAGGTTGTCCGCCCAGGGACGCTTCTCCGTCCACTCTACGGCCTCCCAGACGGCCTCTCCGTCCCTCTCTGCCTTAACAACATCCGTATAGAATGTGATGACCGCCTCCGTCCCCTCCTGGACTACAGTATAGACGGGCGGCTTCTCCGACAATTCCGTTTTTACTCGCATATGATATGATCTCCTTCACAAAATTTGGATCGATGACGGGGGCGATGTACCGCTTGAAGAACGTCCGGCTGTCGGCATGGGAGAACCATCCCGCCTTGCTGACAAAAGCCTGCGCGTTCTGCAAAACCACAAAGCCCCGCTCCCGGAGACGCTTCGAAATCTTCCTGGCCAGCCGGCGCGTAGAGAGAAAATTCGTGTCCCGCAGGGTCGTGGTTGTCGTGGTGAAGGTATAGCCCACCATGTCAATCCGCTTTGTCCCGGGCTTCAGCTTCTGCCTGCCTTTTTCATCAGGCGTAAGAAGCTCGCCCACTCTGCAGATCTCCCAGCTCTCCTTGATGTCGATATGCAGCCGTTCCCGGCAGAAGCGTATGATCTGCTTCACGGCCTTCTTCAGGTCGCTCGCCGAGTTGCCCTGCAGATGCAGGTCGTCCACATACCGGGCATAGACCGGAACCAGCTTCGTCCGCTTTCCTCTCCGCTCTTTGTACAGATCTTCCGTGATGAAATGGTCGAGCGGATCAAGGTAGATGTTGGCGAACCACGGGCTGTCATAGTAGCCTATGGCAAGGTTCCGGTTCAGCCCGTCGTCCCCCGTCCGCACGGAGGAGTAGATGCATTCATCGACGATTTTCAGATACCGCGCGTCCTTGAAGCGCCGGTGCATCATTTCCGAAAGCAGATCGAGGTCTACCGACTGGTAGAAGTGCCGGATGTCGAGGTGAACGAAGTACTTGTACTTTCCTGCCCGGGCGTGTTTCTGGAGGTACAGCATCGCGTCGTGGATCCCCCGGCCGGGGAGATTCCCGAAGGAGTGGCGGTACATCCGCTTCATGAGGTAATCTTCGATTGCCAGGATCACCATCCACTGTACAAAGTGGTCGTGAAGCCGGGCGATCTCAATTTCCCGCGTTTTTCCGCTGGAACGGATCGTTTCCCTGCGCCCCGGGGCGTGGTGCCAGCGATCCGCTTCCAGCTCGGCGACAAGGCGCTTGGCGTAAGCCTCCACCTTGTCGGGGTTCAGACCGCCGTTCTCGCTGTATCCGAAGATGCGGCGCACAACGTGGTCGTTCCGTTTGTTCTCCGTGCCGGAGTATATGGCTTTTCGCGCATTCTCAACGGTGCAGAACTTTTCCCAGATATACCCGACACGGTTCATGTCTTTTCATCCCTTTCGGTGCTTCGAGAAGTAACCTACCACACCGATTCCAGTCGGATGGTATTTCGATCCCTCGCGGGACCACGGAAAAGCAATGTGTATAGGGCTTGCGGATAATGGTCAAAGGGGATTCGCGTTGACTGGATAAGGGGTAAGGGCGCCGCCGTAGTTCCAATTCGCGTTCGAAACCGCGTTGTTCGCGTTGACGTAGCGCGGACCATAGTTCGCGCCATTGTTCAGGTTGCCGCGACGACGAACGGCCCGCACGACGTTGGAATTCACGAGGTTGGCGGGAGCGGTCAGGGCCGCTACCGGACACATTGCAGTCCCGTTTGATCGGATTATAGCACGTTTCCCGCGTCCCATCCGCAAAACGGAAGATTATTACGAAATCCGTAATGGAAAAAATAAATTTGCGCGACCGCTTCGCGGTATGGGAGGGGGAACGAGGGGACTGCGGTCCCCTCTGCGGCGACTACGCCGCCGCATTCACCCCTTCTGGGAGAAGAAAAGGGCGCCGCCGTAGGACCAAAACGCGTACGAAACCGCGTTGTACGCGATGACGTAGCGCGGACCATAGGTCGCGCCAGAGTTCAGGTAGCCGCGACGACGAACGGCCCGCACGACGTTGGAATTCACGAGGTAGGCGTAGTCGCAGTAGTACGTTGACGCAGATCCTCCGGACGTGAGCGTGGGAACGCGGATAAGAGGGTATTCGGGATCGGCTCCCTCTTCCTTGATGTACCCGTCTTTGTAGCTGTCCACGGGCGTTTCCACGGACAGGAGCTTCCATCCGTTGGCCGCGTTGTTCAGGTCGGTAGCGTCCGGTTTGCTCGTGCTGGAGGGATAATACTTCGCCGGCGTCAGATCCGGGTTGTAGTACCACTGCAGCTTGTAGCTTGAGCCGACCTCCACACGGACATCCATCAGGTCGAGACAGGTCTTGTTGATATTCCCGTAGGGGTTCTCGCGCCAGCGGTACATGCACGGATATTTCCCGGAGCTGTTGGAGACCGGGGAGCCCGTGTGTCCGAGGACGGATGCGCAGGATCCGGTTTTCCACGGGCGGGAAGAGATCGTGGTCGTTCCGCCCGTCGCAGATCTGGCCGTCCCGTCGAAGGTGATCTTCCGGTACGTGCCGGATGTGCTCACTGCGCCGGTGGCGTCGCACTTCTCAATCGCGGTGATGACGTTGTATGCGTCCACGCCGGAAGGAGTCGTGCTGTACGTAGCACCGATATAGATTGTCTGCCCCACGACGAATTTGTCACCGATGGTTCCGGTACAGACAACGGAGTTCGCATCCGTGGCGTCAAGGTAGATGGTATCGCCCGCCGCATACGGCATGGACACCGCACCGTTCATTTTCGACTGAGGATTCTGCGTCGCCCATTCGATGGTCTGCAGGAGCCATTCGTAGTGATCCACGACGGACGGCTCGATGATGGCGCAGTCCGCGAGGGCGGTGCCGTCACCGTAGGTCCGGGCGTAATCCCATACGGTCTTGTACGCGCCGAATACCGGATGATACCCCGGCAGGGAGACGGCGTGTCCGTCCTTCAGGGCCAGCTCGTACACGGGCAGATAGGTCTTCTCCCGCACGTTCCCGTCCGCATCCTTGCAGACCGGGTGGATCTCCCAGCCGTAGTGATGCCCCGCGGAAACGCCCAGAATGCCGTTCTCCCGGTCGTCGATGTAGTAGAAGGGCGTGACCTCCACAGCCACATAGTCACCCATTGTGCCGTCCTCGGCGTAATCCGCATCGCCCTGATAGGCGTTCACCGTGAACTTGGCCGCGCCGTCCGCGAGGGACCACGAACCGACGCACTTCCGGCGATTGAAGGGGACGATGTCGTCGAAGTCGGAGCTGCCCGCCGTCTGATCGGTGCCGGGTGTGGCGTTCAGACCGACCGCCTCCCACAGACGGGTCAGAGCAGCCGCGGACTTTCCGACGCCGGAAACGCCGTACCGGGCCACATACGGCTCCGTATTGGCTTCCACCTGCACAAGCCGGGATTCATGATCCCGGATGTTGCTCTGGATGGCCTTCTGGTCGTATTCGGAGAACGCCCGGTAGACCGAGGTTTCATCCGGCCATGCCCGGGCGGTCGTGCCGTTATATCCGCGGGTGCATCCGGTCAGCTTCGATCCGGAGATGCCGGTGTAAAGCACCAGCTCTGCGTTGTCCTCCGTGCCGATGGTGCAGAGAGAGGGCGGGGCGGGAAATGCGGACGCGGCCACGACGGGGATTGTCGTCGCGCTGGCGGAGAGGTCCCCGTCCAGCGCGGTGATCGGGGAGTTGTTGATCCCCTCGTACATGGTCATCTGAGCCATTATTCAGCCTCCTGGTCGTACCCGGCGATGTAGCTCTGCATTGCCGCGATTTCCGCCTTTTTCGCGTCCCGGTCGGCAATCAGGTTTTCATACTCCGGGGTATCGGTCTGCCCGTGCTCGGTCAGGTATTCGATCCGGCCTTCGATGCCGGAGAGGTTGTAGAGCAGGTTGCCGAGCGCGCTCAGGTCCTCGCTCTTGGTGGTGGTTTCGGTGATGCTCGCGCTCCGGGTGTACCCGTTGTAGGTGTTACCGTTTACGGTTCTGGTCATGCTTGTTACCTCCGATCATTTTTGCAAAATGGTTTATGTCGCAAAGGACAATCAGATTCCGCGCTCTCAGACTGTCCAATACGCCGTTGTGGTTGTAGTAGGTGGCGAGGACGTTCCGGTATTTCGGATCGTAGAACCACCGTTCACCGTTGCCCGCCGCCCAGTATTTCTTCGCTGCAGCGAGGTACTCGTCGAGGAAGGATTTCTCTCTGCCTTCCGCGAGGAACTGGCAGTAGTAGCCGTAGATCGTGGTCAGGTAGGAGAGGAAAACGTCGGCGAACTTTGAGGGAACCAGCCTCCGCTTGAGAAGCGTGTCCACAACATAGGTGGCGTTCCCCACAAATTCGCAGACCGTCTCCCGGAGCCAGTCGCGTGTACGGGTCAGGCTGGCCGGATTGTTCATCCAGGTATAGGTGACGTAATCCACATGGCATTGCGTTTCACACAGGGAGTAGCACAGGGTGTTGAACGCGCTGTCCTCGTTGCTCCGCGCCAGGTTGAAGCGAATGTCGTTGTAGTGGACGAACTCGGTCCGGTACAGCTTCCCGTGCATCCACGTCCGATCCTTCTCGTGGGTGACGAATTTGCCGACGTCGATCTCCTCCACGAAATTCGTAGAAACGATATCGGCGTTGTGCTCCTCCGCCGTATTCACCATCGTGGACAGGGCGAAGGGCGTGCAGAAAACGTCGTCTGCGTCGAGGAAGGTGAAGTATCTTGCGGTGCAGGCGTCAATGCCCACCTGTCGGGAATCTCCGCAGCCCGTGTTTTCCTCCTTCCTGATGATGCGGATGCGGTCGCCGAGGAACGGGCGGAACCGCTCTGCAACGTCGTCGTAGGGCTCTTCGTCCGCGTCGTCAACGATGGTGACGGTCACCCCCTCCCTCATGTCCTGCATCAGGACGGATGCGATGGCACGGTCGATCAGATCGTGCATATGGTAGGCGGTGATGATGACGTCGATCATAGTGATCTCCTTCCAGAATAGAAAAATATAGTCATGCCGTACCGCGGCATTACGGGCTTCTGAGGTAGTACTTGGTTCCGTTGATGTTCACATACCATTTCCCGTTCAGGTCTCCGGTGGAGACATAGGAGCTGTGGGTATGATTTGCCAGCGAAAACGTGTAGTTGGTGTTCGAATAGCTCCCGATCCTCGTCAATGTGATATTGGCCCCGGTCGTGGAGTTGAATTTCATGAAATCGACGGTGCTTCCCGTTCCACCGGAGTTTGAAGACCAGAGGGCAAGGGAGAGCGTCGTCGTGCTGGACGTGCCGTAAGCGGAGTAGGTGACATATTTTGCGTTCACTACTCCGGTCGTGTCATTTTTGTTGACGACCTGGAGCAGGTTCGCATAGTTGACTTCCATGCCCGAGTGCGTATGATTGGCAAGGGAGAAGGTATAATCCGTGTTGGTGTATGCCCCTATCCTCGTGAGAGTAATATTGGCTCCGGTCGTGCTCTTGAATTTGAACAGGTCGGTGTAGTTCACCTCTGCTGTGTCGTGCGTATGGTTGGCCAGCGCAAAGGTGTAATTGGTGTTGGAGTACGCCCCGATCCTCTTCAAGGTGATGTTCGTGCCCGTCGTGCTTCCGAACAGCATGTGATCCACGATATCTGTGTCATGCGTGTGGTTTGCAAGGGCGACGTTGATCTTTGTGGTGGTTCCGCTTGTGAGGATCAGCGTAGAGCCGGAGGTACTGTTGTACTCAAGATACCCGGAGAGATCGGAAGAAGAGATATACCCTGTATGGGTGTGGTTGGCGAGGGAGAAGTTATAGTCGGTGTTTGTCGTAGCCCCGAGCCGCGTCAGGGTGATATTTACCCCGCTCGTGCTCTTGAACTTCATGTGATCGGTCGTCGTGAAGTCATGCGTGTGGTTTGCAAGGGCGATATTGATCTTCGTCGTGCTTCCCACGCTCGTCGCCACAAGCGTTGTGCCGGAAACGCTGCTGTAAGACAGGTGTCCGGAGAGGTCTGCAGACGAGATCAAACCGCTGTGCGTGTGGTTGGCAAGGGCTACATTGTAGTAGGTGGTAGTAGTCCCGATCTTCGCCATATTCAGGTTCGTCCCGGCCGTGGAATTGAACTTGAAGTAATCGGTGTGGTTGTGATCGGAAGAGGCATACCCGGTGTGCGTATGGTTTGCCAGGGCTACGGTGTAGGATGTCGTGGATCCCACCCGTGACAGTTTCAGTTCGGCTCCGGTTGTGGAGCTGAACTTCATGAGGTCTGTTGTTACGAGATCGGTATGGGTATGGTTGGCCAGAGCAACAACATACGTCGTTGTCGATCCCGCCCGCGCCATCGTGAGGTTTGTTCCCGCGGTTGCACTGAACGAGAACATTCCGGTATGCGTATGATCGCTTGCGGCGTACCCGGTGTGCGTATGGTTCGCCAGCGCGATCGTGTACGTTGTCGTGCTCCCCACTCTGCCGACGACCACATTTGCCCCCGTCGTAGAGGAAAAAGTGAGCGTGTCGGCATGGGTGTGGTCGCAGGCCGCGTAATTGCTGTGACCGTGCGTCGACAGGGCGTATTCGCTGTGGGTGTGGTCGGACGCCGCGTAATTCGAGTGTCCGTGACCGACTGCGGCGGCTTTGTACTGGGTCGTGTCCCCTTCGGACGTGAAAACGATCGCCGTGGTATTCGCCGATTTGAAATTCAGCAGTCCTGTGTGGGTGTGACCCGTCAGAGCAAACGTGTTGTTCGCCCACGTCTGCGTGGCCATGCCTTCATGCGTGTGGTCCGATGCGGCGTAGTTGCTGTGCCCGTGGTTGGAAAGAGAATAATTGCTGTGTCCGTGGCCGGCAAGGGCAATGCTGTATGTTGTCGCGTCTCCGACCGACGTTGCGATCAGGAAAGCGCTGTTCGCAGATTTATACGCAAGTGTCCCAGCGTGGCTGTGTTCGGTTGATGCAAATGCACTGTTCGCCCATGTCTGCGTTGCCATTCCGGCGTGCGTGTGCGCGGCCGTCGCCAGATTGTACTGTGTCGTCTCGCCGACCGAAGCCAGAACCACCGTGCTTGTGTTGGCGGACTTGAATGCCATCGTTCCGGCGTGAGTATGGCCGAGGGATGCAAATGCTCCGTTCGCCCAGCTCTGTGTTGCCATCCCTTCGTGGGTATGGTCGCTGGCGGCGTAGTTTGAGTGCCCGTGGCCCACCGCCGCCGCGCTGTACTGCGTTGTTGCTCCTGCCGAGGTAAAGACGATGGCGGTTGTGTTGGCCGATTTTAAGGTCAGCATCCCGGCATGAGCATGACCGGTCGAGGCAAAACCGGTATTCACCCAGTTCTGCGTTGCATAGCCCTGACTGCCCACCCACGTCATGGTAGCCATGTCGTCGTGCGTGTGGTTGGCGAGGGCGTAGTTGGAATGCCCGTGACCGACAAGCGCGATGTTGTAGCTGTCTGAGCTGCCCACCTTCTTCACTACAAGCGTATCGGCGTTTGCGGAGGTGGTGTTCAGATACCCGGCATGAACGTGATCTTTTACGGCGAAGGCGTTGTTGCTCCACGTCTGGGTGGCGTAGCCCGTGAGGTCCACGTCCCCTTCCACCAGCACGCTCTTCCCGTTGACCGTCAGAGCCGACCCGACAGCAACGAGCGTTGCGCCCAGATTGAGCTGCCCCGTCGCCGTGATGTCGTTTGTCCGGACATAGGAGGTCTGAATGCCTGCGTCGAATACGACAGCCCGTGAACCATTCGTGACGGTTGATTTCTTGATGCTCCCGACGTCGATGGTCTCCGTGGTGATCAGCCCGCCGTTGATGGTCGTGACCGATCCGCCGCCCTGCAGGTCGCTCGGCCGGACAAAGGTTGCGAAGCCCTCGAAGTTGATCCGGTCAGCGCTGATGTGCGCGGTGCTCTCGTTGTTGATCGCCTCAATGACGATGGAGGCTTTCAGCTTGTGGCCGTTGGTCGTCTTTTCCACGACGTAGCCCGCAGCTGCACCGGCTTCGTTTGCCGTGTTCCACGCGGAGGCTATTGCAGTCGTCGCAGAGGATTTCCATTCCGTAAGGGTGGTGATCGACGCGCCCTGACTGCCCACCGTCTGATTGATGGCGGCAAGAGCCTCTTGGGTTGTCTCTTTATCATTCGCGTAGGTCGTGGCCTTCCATGTTGTGAGGCTGTTGATCTCCGCTCCCTGCGAGTTTACGGTCTGGTTGATCGCGGCAAGGGATTCGTTGGTCTGTCTCCGGTCGCAAACATAGGTTTCGTTCACCCATGTCGTGAGAGTTGTGATTTGCGCCCCCTGCGCATTCGCGGTCGCGTTCATCTGTGCGAGCGCGTCCGTGAAGGTGCTGACCGTTTCAGTTGTATACCCCGCCAGAGCCGTAATTGACGCGCCCTGTGCGGAGACAGACTGTTCGATGGCTGTTACCGCCTCCCGGAGCTGTTTCTGGTCATTCGGGTAGGTTACCTCATACCAGTGCGTGAAAGCTCCTATGGACGCGCCCTGATTCGATACGGTCTGATTGATCGCGGCGAGCGCAGCGGTGACTTCCTGCCGGTCGTTGACGTAAGTGGTGCTTTTCCACGTCGTCACCGATTCGATGGTCGCTCCTTGTGCGTTTGCCGTGGCGTTGATCGCCGCCAGAGCCTCGTTTACGACCTGCCGGTCATTCACATACGTGGTGTCCTTCCACGATGCAAGGGCTGTGATTTGCGCCCCCTGCGAGGTGGCTGTTACATTGATCGCTGCGAGGGAGTTTGCGGTCTCCTGCCGGTCGTTGACGTAGGTCGTCGCCTGCCATGTCACGACGCCGTTGATCGTCGCCCCCTGAGAGGCTACGGTCTGGGTCAGAGAGGCCTGCGCCGTCTCGGTGCGGTCCTGTCTGGAGCTGAGGGACGCCGTTTTCGTGTTCAGCGTCGCCACGTCATTCGCCACAGTGTTGACGCTCGCATTGATCTCGCTGATGTTGGCCTGGATCGTTGCAACGTCCTGGGCGACTGCCGCGTTGACCTCCGCGATCTGGATTTTCACCTCGTCGACGGAGTTCTTGATAACCTCTTTGATCTGCGCCATTTTCCGCACGGCTCGGGCGAGGGTGACGGTGTTCCGCGCCGGCTCGTCCGGATACTCCACATACTCCACGATCCGGTGATCCACGTTGATCCCGCGCCGGGTGTCAATGAGCGTCACCGTCCGGTGGAGCTGGAAGTCCAGAAAGCCGTATTCGTCGGAGAGCTTGGCCAGGTCCACCACGTCGCACTCGTAGGAGCGCTCCGGATGGGATCGGAGGGAAAGCTCGTACTGCGCCGCCTTCAGAATGTTCGCGGGCAGCTCGTAGTCGCATTTGAAGTACCCCACGATCAGCTTGGACGAGTAGGAGAAGTCGTCGATGTACTTCTTCCCGCCGTTCACGCTGTCGATGCTGGCTCCGGATTTGCCGTAGGCATAGAGCCGGGTGCAGAAGTTCACCGAGGACCCCTTGAAGGACAGGGTGCGGAGGTTCAGCTCGTCCGTGACGTATTCGCCCGTGCGAATCACAGCGTCGGCGGAAACGACCGTGCAGATCTTCGCCTCATGATTCCATGAGAACCAGCATCGGTATTCCGTCTGCGCCTCCGTCAGGATGTCAAGGTCGGTACAGGTTTCCAGCTCGATGGTCGGGGATCCGTGGATCAGCACCGCGCCGTGCGCCGTCCATCCGACCGGGAGGATGTCAGCGAGCAGGGACGAAAGCGGTTTCGCGGAGGTGAAGGTCTCGTGAAATCCCTTCCTCAGGAAATCAAGATCGATCTCGCATTCGATGTGCCCGTCGGAGATCTTCTTGCAGAGATAATCCACGCCCCGGTACCGGACCTTCGTCTCTTCCGAGATGCCCCGGTACAGCTCCGAATCGACCGCCAGCGTGAAGCCGAGCCAGTCCCGGCCGTCCTGCTTGTGGTCGATATAGAAATTCCGGTATTCCGAAACGGGGATTTCGTCGCCGCCGATGACGACGGAGAGGATGCCTTCCGCGGTCTCAAAATCCTCTCCGTGTTCCTCCTCCGGGCGGATGATGTTGTATGGACTGAGATTGTATCTGTATTTTGCTGCCATCGCTCACCTCACAGGAAGATCGGCTGGTATTCGACGGTCAGCGTGCCGGTGCCGACAATGGTGATCGTGTTCGCGCCGGGAGAAAGGAGCGGGAACGAGGCCATCTGCATCCGTGAGAAAATGTTTGCCCCGTTCTTCGTCACCTTCTTGGCGAAGCCGTCAATCACAATCGTTTCTGCTCCCGCCTCCCCCGTGTAGATCATATCGTTGACCTGGAACGTCGTGCCGGACGTTTTCTGAATCGTGAATCTGGCGGGCGTCGCATAGTTGCCCGTCGCTGTCACGGTTCCGGAGGAGGAAAGAGTCTGCGTTACCGTCGATCCGTGCCGGTACCCGACGCAGACCACGGACAGCGTGGTGATCGTGGGGGAAATCCTCTCGGGAGAATCCCCCACGCTGTCGATGGCGTAGTAGTAGCTGTACCCGTCGCCGATCTCCATTTCCGATCCGCGCCGGAGCGCGTTCAGAAGGTTCGATACGTTCAGGGCCGTGTTGTGCTCCGAGACGCCGTTTACCTCAAAATTCAGACTGATTTTTCTGAGGCCCACGTTTCCGCCAAGACGGATCAGACGCGGGCTTTTCATGGAGCCGTCGTAGAAGTAGGTGTTCGTAATATCGGGCAGCCCCGCCGACAGTCCGACAAGGGCCGCGCCGAATACTGAAATGTCAACTCCGTCGATGGTCATCCGTTACACCCCCTCCCATGCCAGTTCCTTTGAAATGGCCGGGGTCACCACACGGGCAAATTCCCGGCCGTCGATCTCGATGTGCGCGTCTACCATCATCGGGCGTTCGCGCTCATCGTCCCGCTTGTCCTTGCCTGTATCTTCCGGTCTGTCGTCCACAGAAGCGGATCCGCGCGGGGAGCGGTCGAAGTTGATCTTTTCCTGCGCGCCTTCAAACGCGGCGTTCAGCCGGTCGAAGATGTTCTTGTCGCCCATGGCGTCGGCGATGTCGTCCAGCGTCGCGTAGATGGAATCCTCTCCGTCCTCCAGCCCTTCCGCGATGCCGAGGGCCAGATTCTTACCGATCTGATCCCGCATCAGCTTGGAGGGGGAATGGATTCCGAACAGATTCTTGAACGTGCCCGTGATGGTATCTGCCGCGTTTTTGGCTCCATCTTTGAGCGTGTCGAACGCTCCGGTCAGGCCGTCCGTGATACCGGAGATCAGATTCTTGCCGATGTTGGTGACAGATGACCACATGGACTGAATCCCCTCCCAGATCTTGGCGGGAAGGGATTTTGCCGCGTCCACGATCGTGGTGAAAGCGTTCTTGAGTCCGTCCGCAATGCCGCCGATGATGTTCTTCCCGACGCCCGTGATGGTGTTCCACATCGACTGGATCCCGTCGCGGATCTTGCCGGGGATCTGCTTCGCCGCGTCCGTGACTTTCGAAATGAACGCTTTGATGCCGTCCGCCAGACCTTCCATCAGGTTCTTGCCGATAGTGTCCCGCATGAGCGTCGAGGGCGAATGGATCCCAAACAGATCTTTGAACCATCCGACGACGCTCTCAACGACGCCCTGGATGAATTCGTGCAGGGACGCCATAGCTTCCCGCATACCGCTCACGATGCCCTCAAGCACATCTTTGCCAGCGCCCTCCATGCCAGGGATAAGCTCGATGATCCCGGCCATGAGCGCAGCTCCGATTTCGAAACAGGCCTCTGCAATCTGAGCAACGCCCTCGATCAGGCCCGCCACAATCTGCAGAGTGAGTTCAAGCCCTGCGGGGGAGAGTGCTTCTTTTCCGAGAGCCACAAGCCCCTTTACGATGGCGACGATGATGTCGGGGAGCGCGTCCACCAGAGCCGAGATGATGTGGGGCAGGTTCTCCACAATCGCCAGAACCAGCTTCACGCATCCGTCGATCAGCAGAGGAGAGAGCTTCACGACTGCCTGTACAATGCTGTCGATCAGGTCGGGAAGCGCTTCAATGAGGACCGGGATTGCGTCGATCAGGCCGACCACAAGCCCCTCCATGAGGACGAACAGCGCGTCCACCAGAGTGGGAAGATTGTCGATCAGAGCCTTCGCAATCAGAACGATTGCTTCGACGATGGCCGGAATCAGCGTAGGCAGGGCCTCGCCGATCCCCACGACCAGCATGGAAATGATCTCAACTCCGGCTTCCACAATCTGGGGCAATGCCTCCAGAAGGCGCATCGTCAGCTCCGTAATGACGTCCAGAGCTGCCTGCGTGATGGCCGGAAGGTTGTCCAGAATCCCCTGTCCGAGTGCTCCGAGAAGCTGCATCCCGGCATCCAGGAAGCCGGGCAGGGATTCCACGATCATGGACAGCGCATCGGACAGAATACCGCCCAGCGCCTCCATAGCACCGTCAAGACCGCCCTCTTTGAACGCCGTGGTGAGATCCTGCAGAGCAGAGGTCCCGAACTGAACGAATTCCCGGAGGGACGGTGTGAGCTGGTCGGACAGCTCGATCTGCGCGTCGCTCAGAGCGGACTTGAAGATCGTGATGTCCCCGGCGAGGTTGTCCGTCATGGCTTTTGCCATGCGTTCAGCCGAGCCGGTGCTTTCGTCCATTGCCGTCTGAACCGCTTCAACAGCCGTAATCGCATCGGCTAAGTCGATGTCATACTCTGTGTTCAGGTATTTCGCAAGGTCTTCTGCGCTTGTCCCCGCTTCGGTCAGGTTGGTGACCATTTCATCGACAAGATCATCAAAGCTGTCAAAATGACCGGCGTACTGGTCCCATGCGACACCGGAGTTCTGAACGCTCTCCGTGATCTCGTCCATGCTGATGGAAGACCGGGTGATGTTCGTCGTCAGCTTCTGGAAATCTTCGTCAGACGCATTGATGATGGCGAGCATGCCGGACATTGCTTCCTGGCCGAAGATTAAAGCGGCTTTTTCAGCTTGTTCCGCTTCGCTTAAGCCGGAAAAAGCATTGCGCAGATTCTCTATAGTTTCGGAGAAGGAAAGCATATTTCCTTCCGAATCCGTGAGCAGAGTGTTGAATTCAAACTGCTCACGCATCTGCGCATCTTTCCCGGCTTGTAGTTTGGCTTCTGCTTTTTGAAGATTATAGGTGGCCTTCTCTACTTTCTTCAGCGCTTCTGCGGCTTTTTCGGAATCTTCGCCATTTTTGGCAACGACTTCCTGATACTTAGCCTGGGCCTTGGCGAGGGCGTCTGTTTTTTCATCGACAGCCCGCATTTCATCTTCAAGCTGTGTCAGATCAGCAACGAAGTCTTCCGCACCTTCGGCAATGTCATACAGGCCAAGCGATTTCATGGCGGCAGCGGCGTCGTCGGACGGCTTTACCAGTTTGGAAAGTGCCGCCCTGAGTGCAGTACCGGCTTGTGAAGCCTTGATGCCGGAGTTGGCCATCAAGCCGACTGCGACAGCAACATCCTCAGCGCTGTAGCCAAGAGCTCCCGCCACGGGTGCGACATACTTAAATGTGTCGCCCATCATGGCCACGTTCGTGTTCGCGGACGAAGAAGCAGTAGCAAGGACGTCTGCAAAGTGCCCGGAATCCTCCGCGGCGAGGCCGAAAGCCGTGAGCGCGTCGGTCACGATGTCGGACGTGGTTCCGAGAGATTCTCCCGATGCGGCGGCGAGGTTCATAATACCCTCAATGCCGTCCATCATATCCCCGGCCTCCCAGCCTGCCATCGCCATATAGTTCATGGCTTCAGCCGCTTCGGAGGCCGAGAAAACTGTCTCGGATCCCATCTCGCGGGCTTTGTCTCTCAGCGCGTCCAGCTCGTCCCCGGAAGAACCGGAGATTGCGCCGACCTTTGACATGGCGGCGTCAAACTCCGCGCCGGTTTCCACGGACGCTTTGGCGAATCCGACCGCTGCTCCGGTGGCGGCTCCGAGAGCTTCCAGCGCGATCTTTCCGACGCTCGCCATGATACTCCCGAACTTTTCCCATTTACCGCCGCCAGAGCTTGCGTCATCGCCGGATTTGTCCGCCTTTTTGCCGGCCTCCTCGATCTCGTCTCCGGCTTTTTCGGCAGTGTCGCCCGCGCCGTCAATGGAATGGCTCGCGTCGTCCATCGCGTCCCCGGCGCTTTTCAGAGCGTCGCTCATCTTCTGGGCGCCGTTGCCTGCGTCCTCAAAGACATCTGCGGCGGCTCTGAGCGATTTTTCCATGCCGTCCGAAATTGATTCGGCGAGCTTGGCCAAACCTTCTTTGAGACCGCTGGAATCTATGCTTGTGTCAATGATAATGGAGCCGTCTGCCCCCGGCATGTCAATCCCTCCTTTCGGCTGACATTCCCAGTCAGCGGCCGCTCTGGGATCATACGTTTATGCCGTGAACGTGCGGCAATTATGGTGTTACCTTCCGGAACAATCAGCCGAAAACGGATCCGGCGATGTTGGCCTTTTCCTCTGCGGTCAGGCCAGCTTCGATCCGGTATCTGTCCTGAAGCTTCATGATTCTCTGCCTTTCTTTCTGGTTCTCGATGGAGGCAAGATCGGTGCCGCGGATCTGCATGATGCGCTGTATCTCGTGATCCCGGCTCAGCCCCTCAAACATTGCCATAAACTTCCACCAGTGCAGATAGTCGATCTCGTTCAGGTCGATCCCGTACTGCGTCAGGAAGGCGGCGTAAAATAGGGCGGCGTCAACGTCGAAATCATAGATCTTGTCCATGCGTCTCCGACCGACCGCGCTGCGGGCCGTCGTCTCGGAGCGCTCGTCGGGATCCGCCCCGCATCGGTAAAAACGAACCATTGCCAAAGCCGCGCCGTCAATATCACGGGGGATGTTGTTCCCGTAATAAAGCCGCAGAGCTATGAGCGCCTTTTCTTTCTTTCCGAGCGTTCGATCTCCCATCAGCATCTCAAACTGAATCCCGGTCCGGAAATTGGTGTCGATCGGGTATTCTTCGCCGCTTACCGTAACCTTGGTAGGCAGGGCATCCAGAAGGATGTTTGCCTCTCTCAAGATTTACGGGCGGCCGCCCGTCTTTCGGAGCGATTGAGATAGGTGTCCGCGATGGAGGCTCGGACAGCGGTACCGGCCTCGGCCTGTGCGCGTGCGAAGCCTACGAAGGCCGCATACGCCTCGCTGTCCGTCCGGCTGTTCATCTTCTCGCCGCAGAGCGCCTTGCCTGCACCTTCCCCGAAAATGTCATCGAAAAATCCTCTGACGCTTTCACAGTAGAAGCGCTGAACTTTGAGCCTGTCTCTGGGGCTGCCCCCGTTCATGTCAGTGAGCTTATCTGCTCTCTCGGCCATTTTTTCCGCTGCATCCGCGTACCGCTCCATGCATTCCACGTCCTCGGCGTCGAAGTAGTAGGACACTCCGTTGTACTCAAAATTGGTGATGATCTTGGGCTGTTCCATGTGGTGCCTCCTGGAAATGAGATATTAAAAGATTTTCCCTCCGACCCGCCCACCCCCGAAGGGGTACTCAGGGATCTCAGGTGTCCGCCGTGAAGGTCTTGTTTGCCGTGGCAAAAGTGCCCTTGATTGCATCACCGACAGCCTTAAAGGTGCCGGTGTAATTCAGCGCGTCCGTACCTTCGCCCACGTTTCCGGGGACGACAGCATAAGAGCGCTTGTAGGCGACGTAGGTGCCGGTGGTCGTGCCGGGCTCGAACAGGTTGACGTTCACGACCTCCACCTGCGCAGCCGCGCCGACTTCTTCCTTGTCAGTGATCTCGATGATCTTCTGGATGCAGGGGTCGTCCGAATACACGTCCAGCGCGTAGGCGATGGAGGGGGCGTAGCCGGTGACGTCGGTGCGCTCCGTCGCCTCATGCACATAGTGACGGGAGTATTCGCTCGGGTTCTTGGATTCGGCCAGAGACGTGAAGCCTTCGCCGATCAGACTGTAGGTCGGGGAGTTCACGGTTCCGGTGTTCATGTACGACTGTCTCTTGTTCCGGGTAACGAGCCCGGTGAAAGAGGAGGTGTTATCAGGCATTGTTTATGCTCCTTTCTCGTAGTAGCGCATGGTGACAGTGATGCCGTAGTCCTCGCATCCGTCCTCATAGATGGCGGACTGGCTCGGCGTTGTCGCCTCAAACTTGTAAAAGATGCGGTTTTCCCCGAGGTCGGGCGGATTCGCGTTCAGCCATCCGGTCAGCGCATCCAGCTTGTCCGAGGCGTCCAGGCGGGTTTCCGTGTCCAGCCCGTCAATCCGGAGGGCCAGGACGAAGGGATAAAGGCCGATGAAGGATCCGTTCACGTATTTCCTCTCAACGACCGTTCCCGTCAGCTGCTGCAT